CTTGAAAGAAAGGAAAGAGATGATTCCAATAATCGCAACCCTCCTCGGTAGCCTTGCCCAAAACGGACTAGGGTTACTATCTAGCGCCATCCAAGCCAAAGGCAAAGAGGTGGTTGAGAACACACTTGGCGTGAAGATTCCTGATAATCCCAGCGCAGAAGATGTTGCCAAGTTGCGGGAGTTGCAGTTTGCCCATGAGGAAAAGCTCCTAGAGTTGGGTATTGAGAAAGCCAAGATGGAATTGGCTGAAATGGAACTACTTGCAAAAGCCGCCCAAAACGATGCCGACAACATCACAGATCGCTGGCAGGCGGATATGGCATCTGACTCTTGGCTATCTAAAAACATACGCCCTCTGAGCCTCATAGCCATCTTTGCGGGATATTTTCTATTTGCCATGATGTCGGCATTTAATTACAACGCAAATGAGTCTTACGTCACCTTGCTTGGCAACTGGGGTATGTTAATTATGGGCGCATATTTTGGCGGACGCACAGTTGAAAAATTGGCAGAAATGAGGAAAAAATGAGTTTAAACACAGAACAAGCCGCATTCCTGCTGGATATGTGTAAACTGATCCAATACGCCACAGAGCAGGGTTTTGTTGTTACCGGCGGGGAACTTGCCCGTACACCTGAACAGCAGGCCATTTATTTCAAAACAGGTCGCTCCAAGACCATGAACTCTATACACCTCAAGCGTTGCGCTATAGACTTGAACTTCTTTAAGGATGGGAAGATAATCTGGGACAAGGCAACCATTGCGCCGCTGGGAGCATATTGGGAGTCGTTGAACGTCAAAAATCGTTGGGGTGGAAACTTCTCCAATTTGGTGGACTGCCCTCATTTTGAGCGCAACGTGGGTTAAAAATGCCATTACAAAAAGTACTGTTCAAGCCCGGTGTAAACAAGGAAAACACTCGTTATACCAATGAGGGCGGGTGGTATGACTGTGACAAAATTCGTTTCCGCCAAGGTACGCCTGAGAAGATTGGTGGGTGGCAGCAGATTTCTGGTTATACCTATGAAGGCACTTGCCGTTCTTTGTGGTCATGGGCATCGCTGGGCGGTATTGTTTATATTGGCGTTGGCACATACAAAAAGTTTTATATTGAGCTGGGCGGTTCATACAACAACATCACCCCTATCCGGACTGCAAAAATAGGATTAAGTGGCCCGTTTGCCGCAACTTATAACTCGACTACTGTAACCGTCACTTCAGCCGCACATGGATGTACCACTGGGGACTACGTTAACTTTCTTGGTGCAGTTGCTCTGAGCAATCAGACTTTTACACGGTCTACTGCGACAAACTTTGTTTTATCTACCGCCCTAGCTGCCAATACCCCTGTGCGTTTATACGCATCTACCGGTGGAGCTTTGCCAACAGGTTTGCTTGAAGGCGTCGAGTATTACATCAAGGTTGTGTCTGGCACAACTATTCAATTTGCTACAGTAGTTAGCGGCCCGGCAATAAGTACTTCTACCGCTGGTTCAGGTACGTTTTATTTGTATGTAAACACCGGATTAACAGCAGATGTATTAAATCAAAGTTTTGCTGTTACGGTAACTGGGGTAAACACATTCACTATTACCACGCCAGTGGCGGCTGGAACATATGACACAGGTAGTGGCGGCACTGTAAACGCTTATTATGAAATACCAGTCGGTCTTGATACTACGCAAGCAATCAGTGGATGGGGCGCAGGATCATGGGGTTCTGGTTCTTGGGGAATAGGAACATCAAGTAATGCCATAGCAAGAATTTGGTATCAAAATAACTTTGGTCAAAACTTAGTGTATGGCTACCGTGGTGGCGTTATGTATTATTGGAACCAACTCTTTGGTGCATCGCCAAGCTCTTTCACAATTACGATTGCTGCTCCCGGCGTAGTTACATATACCGGATCAACTCTAATAAATGGAACGGCAGTTATTTTATCCACAACTGGAACTTTGCCAACTGGTTTGACTTCCGGCACGGTTTACTACGTAGGCGGCGTTTCAGGATCTACATTTAAACTTGCAACAACTTACGTAAATGCCATTGCAGGTACTTATATAACCACCACAGGAACTCAGACTGGTACACACTATGTGATGTCGAACGGTATTCCTGTTACATCGTTGGGTGGGGCATCGGATGTGCCTGCCTATGTAAATTTTGCTATGGTGTCAGATGCCAGCAGATTCACCATTGCCTTTGGGTGTTCGGCTTACGGAGCAACAGATACAACGATAGATCCAATGTTGATCCGGTGGACAGATCAGGAATCTGTGGTTAATTGGACTCCTGCGGTAACTAATCAAGCGGGTTATGTCAGGCTGTCTCACGGCTCTCAAATCTTGACGGCTGTGCAAACGCGCCAAGAGATTGTTGTTTTTACAGATACATCACTTTATTCACTTCAGTACCTTGGCCCACCCTATGTCTGGGGTACTCAGCTTCTTGGAGATAACGTATCTATTGCGGGATATAACACTGCCATCATCGCATCTGGCATTGTTTACTGGATGGGCGTAGACAAGTTTTATAAATATGATGGTCGAGTTTCCACGCTACGTTGTGACTTGCGCCAGTTCATTTACAGCGATATCAACCTTGACCAGCAAGCGCAGTTCTTTGCCGGAACAAACGAAGGTTTCAATGAGGTTTGGTGGTTCTATTGCACAGCAGGCTCTACAGTAATTGACCGCTATGTTGTGTACAACTATTTTGAAGATGTGTGGTACTACGGCTCAATGGCTAGGACTGCATGGTTGGATTCTGGCCTGACTAACTACCCGCTTGCCGCCACGTACAGCTACAACTTGGTTTACCATGAATATGGTATTGACGACAATACCACCAGCACCACTTTGCCAATTGAAGCATATATCACTTCATCGCAGTACGACATTGGGGATGGACACAACTTTGGGTTTGTCTGGCGTATCGTGCCTGACCTTACCTTCCGTGGATCGTCTACTACAGGGACTACTCCGCAAGTCACAATGTACTTACTGCCGCTTCAGAACTCAGGTTCTGGGTACAACGATCCGGTCGAGTCTGGTAATCAATCTGTTGGCGGCGTTAGCTACGCTAACGTAGACCGTGTCGGTACATACACAGTGGATCAGTTTACAGGTCAGATCTACACAAGGGTTCGTGGTCGCCAGATGTCGCTGAAGATTTTATCTAACCAAATTGGTACGACATGGCAACTTGGCGCTCCCCGCATTGACATCAGACCGGACGGAAGACGCTGATGGCTACCTTTGATTCAAAAACGCTTGACTTCCGAAATCCGACGTCGCCTAATTTGCCGCTTGCTCCGCAAGAGTATGAGCGTCAGTTCCAAGATCAGTTTGAAAACATTTTGCGCTTGTACTTCAATCAACTGGACAATGCGTTCGGTTCTTTGCTTGGGCCAACTGGCGGCAAGTATTTAAAGTTTCCATATGGGGCGTTCTCAAGCGGGGTAGATCAAACTACAACAGCCAACACAGCCACCTTGATGACGTTGGATACCACAGATTTTTCTAATGGTGTATCTATATCCTCATCCAAGATTACTGTAGCCAATGCTGGTATATATAACCTACAGTTTAGCGTTCAATTAGAAAATGCAGATAACGCGTCCCAAGATGTTTTTATTTGGCTTAAACAAAACGGGGTAGACATTACTGGCTCTACTGGAATCGTTGGTATGCCTGCTAGAAAAGGTGTTGGCGACCCATTTCATTCTATCTACGGGTGGAACTACTTTGTAAGCATGACGGTTGGGCAATACATAGAAATCTACTGGTCAACAACCAACGCCGCTGTAACAATCCAATATTATCCCGCGTCTGCATCGCCAACCAAACCAGCCACCCAGTCTGTCGTAGCAACACTTTCATTTGTTTCAAGGCTCCCAACATGATACGATCAACCACCCCTGTTTACACGAGGTAAATATGAGTTTACAGCACGCCGCCCAACATTTGGCTGCATATGGCAGAGGTCCAGACACGACCCTCGTACACATGACTCCGGGCGAGGTTAAGAGTTTAAACGACTTAGCTATGGCTCATGGTGGTCAGTTAACCATCAATCCACATACGGGTTTACCCGAAGCGGGATTCTTATCTTCTATTCTTCCTATGCTTGCTGGTGCGGCACTTGGCCCAGCAGGTATGGGTTTATTTGAATCTGCGGGTATGGCTGGCCTTGGCGTAGGCGCTTTAACTGGGTTAGCTACGGGAAGTCTTTCCAAAGGATTGATGGCTGGTATGGGCGCTTATGGCGGCGCAGGCTTGGGTGAAGCATTAGCTCAAACAGGTATGGAGCAAGCTACACAAGCCGAATTAGCTAAGAATCAAGCATTCCAAGCTCAACAACAAGCAGCCCAACAACAAGCTGCTGATCTTGGAAAACTTGCTCAAGAGCAAGTCAAAAGCGGAACATTTAACGAACAAATTTTTAGAGATCAAGCGCAAGGTATAACTTCCCCACTAAACCAAATGCGTGCTTCTACTGCTACAAATGTTGCAGCTAATTCTGGTTTTGGTGGCCCTGACCTTGTTACCAGCACTACCGGTAATCGTTTGGATACAACGCTCCAAGGATTAAAGAGTCTTGGTTCAGAAGCTGGCCGCTCATCTTTTATGGGTAATATTGGCGGCGGTATGGGTTTGGCTAAGTATGGATTGGCTGCGGCTGCTCCTGTTATTAGTGATATGAATAAGCCTAAACCCCAAGCCCCAATGCAGACCGATAGCAACCCGGGCCAGCAATATAACTACACACCGGGCACGTTACAAGGGCCATATACAGCCGACCCAAGAGGTAGAGAACAGCAATATTTCAACCAGCAATATACCCCAAGGTATGCTGATGGCGGTACAGTTGAGCCGGGTACTCCTACGAAGTACTCCTATGACCCGATGGGGCAGATGTTCAACAAAATTGAGTCAATGCCATCGGATGATCAGAATAAACAAAAAGCTGAAATGCAGGCTCAAAGACAAGGCAACGTTCATACACCAATGACTGACGCTCAATTTGCCGCTCAAAAAGCTCAAGGCGAAGCAAATATGAATGGCCTTAGTAATTTTGGAGAGAGTATCAGCAAAGGGATTATGGGTCTGCTTTCACAGCCACCTATGCTTGTTCAGTTGGCTCAATCTATTGCAAGTGGTATATATGGCGGAATGCCAACATCATCTGGTGGCGTAAGCACATCCAGCGGAAGTCCTATGGGCGGCATTGCAAGTTCAGGAACGCATGGTCAAGCACAGGCGGCTGTAAACGCCGCAAATGCAGCAGCAGCCGCAGGCGGTAGTGGTGCGGGCAGTACCGGCGGTAATGCAGGTATTGGGAACGGTGCAACAGCATCTGGTGTAGGAACAGGAATTGGAAGCGGTGCTGCTTCTGGCGCTGGATTGGCTTCTGGTGGCATTTCCGATGCCCACTACAACCTTGGCGGCTATTCTGACGGCGGCAGATTGTTGCGTGGCCCCGGTGATGGCGTATCGGACTCCATCCCTGCGACCATAGGTCACAAACAACCTGCTCGACTGGCTGATGGTGAATTTGTTGTACCTGCACGCATTGTTTCTGAGTTGGGCAACGGATCAACTGAAGCTGGCGCACGCAAGCTGTATGCCATGATGGACAGAGTTCAGTCCGCACGCAGTAAGACCGTCGGCAAGGGAAGAATCGCAAAAAACAGCAGGGCTGATAAGTATTTGCCAGCATGAGTTACGTAATCACTTTGGAAAAGTTTACCGATACATACTTGGAGCTTGAACCCTTGTACCGGCAGCACTACAAAGAGATGACGGATCGTTTAAATGCTGAAGGCTTTGAGTATTCTCCATATAACCCAAGACTGGATGAATATGGGAATGCTTGTGAAAGAGGTGATTTGCTGACCTTTGTGCTTAGGCTAGAAGGTGTTGCCTGCGGTTATATCAACGTTTACATATCAAGAGATATGCACAACCAAGATTTGATCGCAATGGAAGATACTATCTTTGTAGTTAAAGAACACCGCAATGGGGTTGGCAAGAAACTTGTTCAGTTTGGGTTAGATGAATTGAAGAGCCGGGGAGTAAAGCGGTTGCTTGTGTCAGCAATGACTGATTTGCGTGTGGCAAAACTTTGGGGCCGAATGGGCTTTAAAGAAGCAGCGACACAAATGATTTATAGATTTTGAGGTTTAAACATGTGCCAATCGTCACCATCAGTTCCATCTAGCACCACATCAGTTGCAGAATTGCCAGATTGGGCAAAAGGCTACGCCAAAGATACTTTGGCAAAAGGCGCGGCTTTAACCGACATAAATCAAAACCCATATCAAAAATACGGTGGTGAGCGTGTTGCGGGTTTTCAACCTCTACAGCAGCAAGCATTTAATACGGTAGGTGGTTTAGATGCAGGCCCCCAAGGCTTCCAACAACAAATTGGAAGCTATATGTCACCGTACATGCAGAATGTGGTGGACATTGAAAAGCGTGAAGCTGCTCGTCAATCCGGTATAGCTGGCACCCAACAACAAGCTCAAGCAACTCAGGCTGGCGCTTTTGGCGGCGGGCGTGACGCAATTATGCGGGCAGAGCGGGAACGTAATCTTGCCCAACAAATGGGCGACATCCAAACCAAGGGTTCACAAGCAGCATACGAGCAAGCTGCCAATCAATTTCGTCAAGGCATTACTCAGCAATCTGGGCTTGCCGGTCAACAAGCCGCATTGGGTCAGGTGCAGCAACAGCAAGCTCAACGTCCTATGGATATTGCTTATCAGGACTTTTTGAACCAGCAAAACTATCCATACAAGCAAATTGGCTTTATGTCTGATTTGATTCGTGGTTTGCCACTGGGCCAAAAATCAACTGCACAAACTTACGATCCCGGCCCCGGCCTTGCTCAAACTATTGGTAGTCTTGGCTTAGGCGCGGCTGGCTTGTCTAAAGCCGGGTTGTTTGCTGATGGTGGTCTGGCGTATGCTGGCGGCGGCGTAACAAGCCCACAAAATATCGAAGGCATTCTTTCTAAATTAAGCGATCAACAACTTGCACGCGCCAGACAAACAGCACTAGATCGTCGTGATCTGCAAGAAGTACAAATGATTGACGCAGAAATGGCTGAACGGGCTTCGATCCGTGGCGGGTTGGGCAGCGCGTTTAATCAGATTCCACAAAACCAACAAGAGCAAATGATGGCTGGCGGTGGCATGGTCGCCTTTGCTAAAGGTGGAGATACGTACGGTAAAAAGTTTGAAGATAGTTTGGTGTCATTGCAAGACATGGCAAACCAAGTACCACCAGAGCAGACTCCAGAACAAAGAGATGAAGCTATCTCCGCACGTATTCCAATGCTGGAGAAACGCTACGGCCCTGACATTACTCAGCCATATTTGGAAGAACTCAAAACAAGACGTGCTGCACTTCCAGAACAAATGAATAAAGATACTGGCCTTGCAATGGCGATGGCTGGATTCAAAATGCTTGGTGCAAAAGGCACTAGCCAAAAAGGTAAATTGATACAGGGTATCAGTGACGCTGGCGAATCGTTTGTCAGTTCAGTTAATCAGCTCCAAAAAGAAAACAGGGAAGCCGACGACAAATTGCGCCAAAGCGAACTCCTTATCGCTACTGCACAACAATCTCGTAAAGAAGGTTTGGTTAACAAAGCAGATGCTGAAGAAACTCGCGCACAAGATTTGAAGAGAGATGTCTACAAAACTCAAGTTGGTATCCGAGAAAAAGTTGCGCAGCTTCAAAGCGGTATGGCTGGCCACGAAATGCAAAAAGAAGCTACCCTTGGCGCTGCAAATATCAGCGCCGCCGCTCATCGTTACGCTGCTGACAAGCCGGGCGAGATGGAACGCATCATGAGCACCGTGAACGATATTCGTTCCGGCAAAAAAGTTTATGCTGGCAAAACTGGTGAAGAAGGCGCAAAAGCTTACCAAGACGATCTCAGCCAAACAGGTGCAGCTCGTTACGGTGTCAAATATACCGGGCCAGATCCAACGTTTGCAAACTCAGCCAAGTTCCAAGCTGAGTTGGATAAACGTACATCAATGCTTCAGTTGCGTAAATCAGCGCCGGGTGTAACTCCAGCGGAAATTCAAGATTTAGATAGGCAAATAGAAACTGAACGTCAAAAGCTAATCAATGAATATCGCGATACTATGGCTTCTGGCGTCACCTCTAAAAACCAGCCTGCGCCAACCGCAGCGCCAGTAGTATCCGATGCTGAAAAACAAGCTGCGGCTGCTAAAAACAGAGATAAACTGGGCACAATAGTTCCTCGTATAGGCACTATAGAAGATGGGCATCGCTTCAAAGGTGGAGACCCAGCAAATCCAGCAAACTGGGAAAAGGTATAAAGCATGGCTACTGGGCCTTGGGAGAAGTACGAAGCAGAACCAGCCCCAGCCCAAGGGCCTTGGGCTAAATATGCTACGGCTGAACTAGAAGAACAAAAACCAGAAATGGGTTTTATTCCGTCTGTAAAGCGCGGATATGCTGGTTTGGAATCTCTCACGACAGAAGTGCTACCAGCTATGGTGGGCAAAGCTTTTGGTGCTGATGAATACGCCGAAAGAAAAATGCAAGAGGCGGCGCGGACTCAAGAAGAGATTGCCCGTAAATACCCTGCTGAAATTCAATCATTCACAGATATAAAGAATGTTGGTGACGCAGTTACTTACGCAAAGGAAGCTGTTGGTGAAGCATTACCTTCGCTGATTCCAAGTCTTTTCACCGGTGGTATTGCTGGTATTGCTGGTCGTGGCGCTATTGTGGCAGCGCAGTCAGCCGCAGAATCTGCTGTTATTTCTCAGGCCGTAAAAGGTGTTGCTGGCGCGGAATTATTAGCGGTTGCCAAACAAGCTGGATTAGAGGCTGCAAAACGCACGGCCTTGAAGTACGAAGCTACCGGTGCGCTGGCCGGTTCTGCGGCACAAAATATTCCGGATGTATACCAAAACATATACGAAAAAACAGGCCAACAAGATCTTGGTGCTGCAATTGCTTTTGGCGGGTTCAATGCTGTGCTCGATGCAGTTACGCCATTAAACCTCCTACGTAAAGCAAAAACTGCTGGAATATCACCACAAGAACTTGGCGCTGCTTGGTACAAACGTGCTGGCAAAGGCGCTGTTGAGGGTCTAGTTACTGAAGGTGGTACAGAGGCCTTACAAGAAGTATCTAGTGCAGCGGCTGAAAAATTTGTAGATAACAACCAAGAGTTCTTTACCAAAGATAACTTTGTACGGTTTGTTGATGCGGGCTTGAAGGGCGGTTTGGGTGGCGCGGGCATCACCAGCGCAACGAATGTGGCTTTTGGTAAGGGCAAAGAAAAAGCCCCATCAACCAGTCAAGAGCAACGTCAAACTATTCTTGATAGCCTTACTCATGGGGTGCAAGAACCCGCTGGTTTGTTTGGTGATTTAGAAGGTGGCCAACCCGCTAGGCAACCCGGCCAAGAATCCCAAGTTGATCTCTATGCACAACGGGCAGCGGATGCGTTGGAATCCACAAACGCTATTGCGGGTAGAGGCGCTACTGTATCTGCAAAATACGGTGATGCAGACCAAACCCTGCCGCCATCAAACGAACCAGCCGGATTGTTTGAAGACGTAGATACTGGCGCTGCTATCACAGCAGCTCCAAGCGCACCTGCTGCACCTGCCGCCGCTGCACCTGCGCAATCTCTTGAAGCCTACGGCGATTTTGTACGGCAGTACACACAGTTGCGAGATGAGTACAACTCTCTACCTGCTGGCCGCGTTGATGAAGCGGGCATGAATCAACGTAAGTTGATCTTGAAAGACTTGTCCAAGGTTGTCGATTCCAACATGGGCTTTATACGCAACAAAGGGTTGGCCAATCAACTGAAGAACCCTGTGTTCGATGGTGAGAAAGCTTTGGCCAGACTTGAGCCAAATGTCGGTCAGCCACGTGCAATGCAGGGTAATCTATTTGGAGTCTTTAAAGGCGCTGCCCGTCGTATGAGTGCTGCTTTGGCGCTGGCCAATCAAAGCTCCGAAGGAGCAATAAAAGAGCTGGAGAATAGTCGTACTCGCCTTCAAGAAAAGGTTGATTCGGGTGGTTACGATGACGCAACAATTATCAGTATGCGTCCTGCTGGAATGACCTCTGGCCAAGCTCTTAAAAATAGAGACTCGATAGTTCAAAACTATACGCAAAACGCAAATGCTGAAATCGACCACGCAATTGATATGTTGCGTAGAGGTGTTGGCCAGCCACGTGCTATGCAAGGTGATTTGTTCAATAACGAAAAAATCCAGCAAGAAAATGCTGACACAATGCGTGAGCGTAGAGCGGCACCAATAGTATATGAGAGTGGTGCAATCGTAAGTTCGCCCATAAAAGGAGAACCCCCTATTGCGGCAGCCGGGTTTAAAACGCTTGATGAAGATAATGATTTTGACAAAAACCTTACCGGTGCTACTTTTATTACTGGCATGGACGTAAAAGGTAGAACAGAAAGAAGTAAAGGTGTTGGTACAAGACTTTTAAACGCAATTACAAACTGGGCTGATACAAATGGCAAGACATTGGTTCTTGTGGCTGCGGCAAGCCCTGATGCTGAGTTGGGCGGGTTGTCTCAAGAACAACTAAAAGAGTGGTATGCGCGTAATGGGTTTGAAGACCGTGTGGATTACATGGTTAGAGTTCCTACGAAAGAAAAAACCCAAGAAACCGCGCCCGCTGAAACTGTTCGCCAAGGTGTTCCGGCCAGAGAAAGATTTGAAAAAGCCCCCGCTGTAGACACAGAACATGTCGTGCAGACAGAAGAAGGCGGCAAGATCAAAGGCTTCTTTGACGCCATCCAATCTATTTCTGACTCTCCTGCGGAACAGGAACGCCACGGTAATTCCAAAAACACCGCCGCTGAAACGATGTTGGAGTTTGATATTGCCCAGCCGGGCGAGACTACCAGCGCCGGTTCACAGCAGATGCTTGATTATCTTGCCCGCCGTGTGGGTGGCCAAGAGCAACTGAATAAATTGTTGGACGCACTTCAGAACGCAGACCCAGAAACGCAAGCTGACCTGTTGAAGAAGGCCGGGCTACCAGACCTGACTACACGTCGTGGTATGGATGAGTTCAGTGCACAAGTTCAAGCCTACGTAGATCAGATGTTAGCTACCGGTGAGGGGCCTTTATCCGCTATACGAACCAGCAAGATGCGACCGTCCCAAGTTACTGGGACAAAAATACCGTATCAGGAAACAATAACTACTGGTGCTACGGTAACCAGCGCTTACGCAACACCAAAAGATGGCAAACCGCGCCGCCCAAGCCAAGCAATACGTGAGGTAGTGCGCGATATAAACGACAACAAACTACGACCAGCGGCGCTCATTCTCAAACAGATGATGGGCACTAAAGTTTCTGCGCCAGTCCAAGCTGCTATAACTTATCTGACCAACCGTAATAGAACAACGTTTGGTGATGCACTCAGAGACTTGGCGTTTGATCTAGCTTACTTTGAAATCGACCCAAAACATTACGGCGCTGGTTCTACTTTTTATAAAGAAGGCGGCAAGCACGCACAGGATTTTCGCGCATGGATTGCGGCTAACTTAGACCCATCCACATTGCAATTACTTGATGAGTTGGTAGCTGAAAACAAACAAAACGCGGAAGAAAACGCTAAGTTTGAGAAAGCCATATCTACATACAACGATCAGTTGGAATCTGCGGCGGAGAAAAAACGCCAAGAGGCAGAGAAGAACGGCGCTAAGTTACCCAAAGCCCCACGCAAAAAGAGAACCGCCAAAGAACGCCTTTCCAAAATGCAGGAAGAGGCAGAGACTGAAGTGGGCGAAGGTGAAGAAACCCAAGAACCATTTACAGAAGTCGAAACCAAGAACCTGCCTACAGTTGAAATGCTTACCGAGGTGCATCCGGCCATTCGTCGTTTGCTGACCGAAGGTAAGACCCGCGATGCCCTTGAGCTTCTTGCGCAGACAAAGAACAACAAGTATTACGCCGAATTGGCCCAGCGCATATTGGACACCGACTTTACGGCCGAGACACGGCTGATTGATGCTGACACTATGGAGTCATTGTCTAATGACCCGCAAGTTAAAGAGTCACTGAATGAACGCCTAAATGCGTTGCGTGATTTGGTTGTGACGCTGTACCCGCAAGAACAGCAAGCGACCATTATTGACAACTTGCAATCCGGCAAGCTGCGTAATGTGATCTTTGCAATTGAAACCATGCAGGATACGCTGGATAAGCATGGCGGTACTGAATCTAACCAGACGTTGCTCGATAGCGTAGCGGACTTGGTTAATAAACAGTTTGCATGGAATGGTAAGTACGACCCAGCGACAGACAAAGTTGTCATGCGTCAAGGTGCTGGCTATCTTACAAACCATCTGTTGTTACACGAAACTTTGCACGCAGCAGCGTCTCATTTACTTGACAACGCAGATAAGCTGGTTGGTATACAGCGCCAAGGTTACGAAAGACTCGACGAGTTGTATCAGTATTCTAAAAACATGTTTGCGCAAAAAGGCGTGGACTTGTCAACCGTGTACGGTTTGCAAGACATACATGAGTTCTTGTCTGAGGCACTTACAAACCCAGAGTTCCAAGCATTGTTGCGTTCTATTCGCTACAAAGCTTCGCCCTTCTCTTTGTACAACCGTTTCACTGACGCAGTAAGAAAACTGTTTAATGTAAAACCCGGTGGTCCAAGCAACGTCATGGTCGAAGTAATGTTCGCTGCTGACGCAATGATGGCCGGTACGATGTCTTTGAAAGGTATGAACGAAGTGGGTGGGACTATTGTTGGCCCTCCTGCTCCAAGAGCAATGGCAACCCGAGGCCCGCGCCGTCGCACAACTGTACCGCCCGGCATGCCTAATCAGCCGTCTACACTTAAACGGTGGATGATGGCTGATACATGGACAAACGGCAAGATGCGTGAGATCCGCAGTCTTGACGCAAATGCACGCAGAGCGTACCTTGGCGGCTTAACCCTACGCCAGATAAATGATCTGGTTGGCGGGCGTATCAGACAGATTGGCAACTTCATCAATGTGACCGAGAAGTTCCTTTCCCGCAAGTCACAGGTACTTAAAGAGTCAGGCGATATATCTCGTAGATGGGAACGATTGCAATCTGCTGACCCAGAAATGTCGCGCCAGATTGGTGTTGTCATGCACAGCGCAACCATTCTAGAGGTTGACCCAGATAAAGCCACGCCCGCTCAACGCAACAATAACCAGCAACTGATGATTGAGTGGAACAAACTCAACCCAGAAGCCCGGGCAATATATCGTTCTGTGCGTGATTTCTACGAACGCCGGTACAGCCACTACAAACGATTGATGAATCAACGCATCATTCAAATGCGTCAGCTTGGTGTTTCTGAAGCCACGATAACTGAAATTCGAAATGAGTTTGAAAAAGGCAAGCGTGCTGGCCCGTACTTCCCACTCATGCGTTTTGGTCGCTTCTGGTATCAAGTTGGTAAGGGCAACAGCCGTGAGTACTACATGTTTGAGTCTGCCGCTGCACGTGATGCGCACTTGGCAGAGCGCTTGCGACAAAGCCCGCAATTAGCCAGCACAGTTGGTACAAACATAGGTAATGATTACGAGAAGCAAATGGACTTACATGCTCGTCAGTCTGAGTTTTTAAAGACTACTTTTGCTGCTGTAGACAGTATGGACATGACAGGTCTTACGCAGGCTGAAGCGGATAAACGTAAGACGGAAATGAAGGACAACTTGTATCAAACGTATTTGGCCAACCAGCCAGATCGTAGTATGCGCAACGCTTTCATACACCGTAATAGTATTGCTGGATATTCTGAAGATGCACTGCGCAGTTTTGCGTCGTCATCTTTCAGTATGGCGTATCAAATGTCTCGTTTGGAATATTCCTCCGAGATGTTCTCTCAATTGGATGCAGCACGCTCACAGATTAAGGGGAGATTTACACCCGGTGCAGCGTACGATGAAGTCCTTACTTCAGAAAACGATGAGCTGCGTGATTACGTAAACGAGATTGACAAACGGTTGGTAGCGATGCTTAACCCAACCGATACAGGTAAATGGACATCGTATTTCTCTAACATAGGGTTTATCTACTATCTGACCTCAATTGGATCTGCGGTGGTTAACGTAGCGGGCGGCGCACTCATTGGCGTTCCCACACTTATTGGCCAACAGGTTCGCCTTAATCCCAATATGGGATATACAAGAGCAACCGGCAAAGTGTTGTACGAGACCGCAAAAACGATGGCGCAGATCATGGCCACAGGTTTTGGTATTGAATCAGGCGGGCGAGTTATAGACTCGAAACTCTTGTCCCCATCGCTGGATAGATCAACAACCTTATCAGCCATAGACAGAGCCGCATATAACCGTTTTGTTGCTGATGGGTTAATTGATATAACCGCAGCTTATGACCAATCAGGTTTGGCATCAAACCCAACTTCTGAGTACAACAGCATACCTAACCGAGCTATGCAAGTTGTTGCTTACGCTTTCCACCACGCTGAACGATTTAACCGTGAAATCATGGCAATGTCAGCTTTCAGAACAGCGATGGAAAAGCGTGCAAACTATACAAACAAACAGCAAGCATTTGCTGAGTCCATAGCCGAAGCAAAAGATTTGACACAGCGGTCTATGTTTGACTATTCAGCTACCAACAAACCACGTTGGTTGCAAAATGCGCCAGCCAAAATTATTTTCCAATTCAAACAGTGGCCACAGCAAATGACTTGGTTCTTGGCCCGCAACGCTTGGAACTCATTTGGTAAATTACCAGAAGCAGAAAAACGCGAAGCTCGCGCTCGATTTGTTGGCACGATGGGTATGGCTGCAATCATGTCCGGAGTCACTGGTCTCTGGGGGTTTTCTACGGTGGCGGCGATCATAAACGCAGCAGCGCATATGGGCGGCGATGATTACCCTCCATTTGATTTTGAGTTGGAATTTGCAAACTGGGCGGTCAATACGTTTGGTAAAAACATGGGCACTATGGTGTCACGTGGCATAGGCAATGCTGCTGGCATAGATGTGCACAGCCGTTTAAAACTTGATGGTATGTGGCTACGTGATGGGCGAGATAACCAAGACGCTGAGAGTACAGTGCAAGCATTCTTGGTTGGGTTGCTTGGCCCGTTGGCTGGTCTTGGCGTAAGCGCTGGTCGTGCAGTTGATCTGTATAACAAAGGCCACGCAGACCGCGCAATTGAATCTATGCTACCCGGGTTTGCAAAACAACCTGTAACTGCTGTGCGATATGCAAAAGAAGGCGCACGGACTTTGCAGGGCGACATCATGCAGAAGGACTTCACACCCTTTGAATTGATGATGCAGTCACTGGGTATCCGTCCTGCCGAGCTTGCGGAAATTCAATTTCGTAATATGAAAGATAAAGGTATGGCGGAAGCCATCATAAAGAAACGCGAAAACATAATGAACATTTTTGCTTTGACCTTTATGACCAACGATGCTGATGGAAATAGAAAAGCTTTCAATGAAATCATGAAATTCAATGCTCATTACCCAACCAAAGCTATTGACGGCGAAACTATTGTTCATTCAATAAAAGGTAAGTTGGAAAAGTCTGTGCAAACTGACCACGGTTTGTATATAGACCCCAAGCTGCGGTATTTGTTTACTGATACATATATCCAAAAGCTCACGGAGAAAAAGCAACCGGAGCCAGCACCAGCAGGGCCTTGGAATAAATACAAGGCTGCGCAATAAAAAACGCCCCGCTTTTTACGGCGGGGCAAATTAAGGAGAGCGCAACTGCAAGTTGCCTTTATATTGTACGCGCTTAACCCGCCAAACACGCAAGCCCCTGATCCCATCTTCTATTACTAGCTTAATGATTGTCGCGTAGCCAAGACGCCGCAACTTACGTTCTATGTGATCGCGTGCTGCTACATCATTGAGACATGGCACAAAGAAAGAGCTACCAACTGTAAATTCTTCCCAGTTAAGTTGATACGTTATACCTTCAACTCGCATCGCCTTGCAGGTCAATACTGGGTGCAACCCCCAACAAATCAGAGTCAAACTCCAAGGCCACCACCGGTGGGGCGCTGATGTCTGTGCCAATGTCCAGCCGGGTACGAACCTCGGCGATGAACGCGCCCGTCTTGTTCAAAGCGGTCAACAGGTCGGTGAACGTGATCTGCTTAAGTACGCAGAAGTCCTTAAGCGATTGACGGATGATGTATATACGGCGTGTATCTGGCTCGTACCGGACAACCAACGCCCCACGGGGTAAGAGCAGCGGGGCGGCGGCAATCCCTGACTTGGAACTGCTGTACTTGTTGACTACCAGAATGTTCAGGTTGTGCTTCAACAAGAACTCACCAACGATGGTGGCGTAGTCGTTGAACGTCAGTCGAGTGGTTGACTGCATATCAGAAATCTCGGCTACTGCCCAGTCAAAAACCCGTTTATGGTTGATGCTGTGCAGTCCCAACTTGTGGGCAATCATCCCACCCGTCAAATTTGCTGCCGCCATCCCTGACCAAAATCGTTCTCGGGTGTCTATGTTTACGGCTTTGTCAAATCTGACCTGCACCTTCAGCGCAAGATCAACGATCTCTTCTAGATTCTGCACAAGGTACTGGGCGTATGGCAAACCAGCCAAACCGTAGTTGCTGTGCAAGCGACCAAATACTTGCTTGGCCGAAGCTTTGTCGAGGTTGTTGGTCGGGTCAATCTTGTACTGCATCAGGCGCATCAGCTCGCCTTCTGAGGTTGACTTCAAAGACTCTAGCTTGTCGGTCATGCTGGAGTTGGACGTGGCCACCATCATGGTCGCCCAGAATCCCTGAGACTCTCGCTCCTCATTGGTAGATGCTTTCATGCGGCGGCGCGGTGCGCCTTGTGTCACGCTGTAGGCCAGATCAGAAAAGTCATCACCACTCATCTTCGTGATCTCATCCACACCCAAGGGTAGATTGCACATGACTGCCATACGGTGAAGCTTGACGTTCAGGGTATCTTTCCATTGCAGCATCAGTTCGTCGGGGTGACCCCACACGCTGTTCATAACTTGAAGTATTGTTGACTTGCCTGTTCCAGATTTATTATTTATAAGGTTAATGATGCCGCCCTTGATACCCATAAATTTAATAAGTGGTGCGCCAAATGCGGAGAATACTGCGAAGGCGTGTGGCTCGAAACCCGGCATATCGTAGACATTGATAATCTCTTTCCACTCGTCCAGCGATCCCGTAGGTCGTAGGGCGTGGGCAATATCCCGTGTCGCCTTGGAGGGTGGGCTGTACTTAACGTAGCTCGCCCCGATCTCTCGGTTTCCAAGAATAAATTTCTCGTCATCATCAGCCCAACCAAATTGCAACCTCATCATCTCCACCTCTTGTGTTATTTGTAGTTCTTTTGCACATTGCATCAGGTAATCCAGAATCAAGGCCATCTGGTTCATGCCAGCAATGACACCGTGAAAAGAAACGGTCTTCCTCAATTCATCCTTACTTAGTGCATCTACCAACGGCACAGAAAATTCTTTGGCTCCGTCCCTCGGGAGTACCCGCCGGATCAGGATCGTCTCGCCCAATGCTGGGTCGTACATCCGCTTGGTGACGAACAAGTCGTACTCATAAACAAGAGCAACTGAGGGGCCGTCACCTTCGTCGTTGTCTTCCTTCAAGTGTTTGTATATACCGCCGCTCTTGCCGCGAAAGTACCGGTTTGGGAGCTTAGGTACTACGAATTCAGCGGGCGCTACGTCATTGCTTGTGGACTGGTATTCAATTACTTCCCCAACTTCGGATTTGGCAATCTCATGACCAAGCACGATGGGGGACTTGATCTTGCCTCGATGAATACACTTGTCGCAGATGCCCGGCGCAAAAGAATCAAATGTGTCGCAAGTGTAGGGGCCTTTGATCTGGTGGGCCTTGCGTTCTGTAGCAGCCGCATCGTACTTCGGGTGATTCTTTGAAATGATATGAATCGCCTTGTCGCGATCCACGCAATGCTGAGCAATTGACAACCCCGCCCGCCATAGAGGTTCCTCAATATTCTCCTGATCCTCGACCACCATACGCAACTGCTCGCAGCCAAACCCGTTTGCGGTCTTCTTCAAGATGGTGCGAAACCGTGATTGCTTATTACCAATAACGGCTTTTGTGAAGTCGTCTAATTCCTTGGGGGCATAAGGCTTCTTCACATCTACCAGCGGCCCCATACGCTCAGCAAAGTCTTCAAACGTCATGGGCTGGGACAGATGCATCAGGACAACATCGTGTGGTGGAGTGTCCTTGAAGTTCTTTGTTCCCGGAATCCGCAACACCCGCGCCGCATCTGCTGGTACAGCGGGGTCAACAATAAACTTGTGTTGAAGGCACAGGGCTTTGAAAGTCTCGGCTACGGGTAACCACTTATCCTTGGCCACAGATTCAATCAGCGGCCAATAGACATGCCAGCCACGGCCAGAATTCACAACGGTTGGTCGGGGTAGGTTCAAGGTCTTGCACAGGTATTTGAGTGCTTCCAACCCAGTGGCTTGATCTACATACCCTCTGATACGGCCACGCTTGTCTGGCTTGGCCTTATCTTCGCCGCAGTCAATATCCAAGAAGAATGACTTTAACGAACCACAGTTAGCTGCGTCACGGTTGTCGTCGGTTATGAATTTCCCGCAGCCAAAGAATACATCTACGCCTAGTGCGACCAAACGGTCAGCCTCGGCTTCTACTTCTTCTATCGTTTTATGGTGAGTCTGAGAATAGTGTGTGCCATTCTTCAACCCAAGTATGCAATAGAACCCTTCCTCCGAAGGGACTACTGCTTCAAGCAAACGAACATCCGCCATATTGTGTCCAAGCACGTCAAGAGAAAGGGGGGCAACGGGGGCTGACGGTTACCCCGTTCGCTCCGTCGAGCTAGTCGCCCCCCGAAACGGTTTACTTCAAGTTCAAAAAAGTGGAAATGTGTTTCTGATGGTCTTTGCTGGGTATATGGATTCCGGAGAACCAGTTGTACACCGTCTGCCTAGTCACATTGAAAAGCACCATGACATCAGTAACAGGGACGTCGTGAGAAATGCAGTACCTTCCCAAACGAACGCCCAAGTTCTTTATGCTTGCCTCTTTGTTGAGTTGAGCAACTTTTTGGCTGTATCCAATCATTTGTCGTCGTCGCCCCACTCATCGACTAACGCGGACAAGTTCTGCTTGGGCTTGACTTCTGGCGCGGCTTTCTTTTTCTCTGGCCGGACTGTAGGTTCCGGCACTTCCGCCTCTGCTTTAACTTCAGCAGCGGCAGACCCAGCCGGTGCAACCAGCTTGGGGATCACAGGAGTTTCCTGCTTCTTGGTAAAGTTCATCTTGCCCGCATTGACAGCGACCTGCGTCTGCCCTTGGGCTACAGCGACTTGGTAGGTCTCTTTATCGAGGAACTCCGCGTTGCTAAACACCAGCTTGGGGAAATCACTGTCGGTGTCAAATGTCAGGCGGGTGGCCAACATGTTCAGGTTGTAGCCTGAACTGGCAACGTACTTGGCGTATTGCAGGAACGGCATGTGGTCAACGTCCGCAGTACCGAAGATACTCTTCTGCGGCAGAATCAGTTGGAAGATGTCGCCGCCCACGTTGTTGCGCAGGGTAACACCCAAACGCCATGAGTAACGGCAAGCCGCACGACCGGGGCCGCCCGCACCTTTGATAGCTTGGGGGCAGTCTTTGCAGGTAGATGCTTGCGGGCCTTCAACATCCGCATCAGGGCGCTCACCATCGCTCGACCAGCAATCAGGGATTGAGGTCTCTTCGGCGTTGTACTCGGATGCGTAGTACGACTTCTGCACAGTCTTGCTACCGCTGACAATAACAACGTCCATGTGTGGCTCAACGTTCTTGGCAATCTCCTTGCCGCCATCGACCAGACGAAAAACACGCCCGCGCAGTGTGATGCGCTTGACGCTACCGCCAGACGCAGTGAAGGCTTTTGTAAAGTCATCCAACTGCACGTTTTGCAAGTGGGCAGGAAGGTTGTCACGGAATGTAGTTACGTTACTCAATTTTCTCTCCTTAGATTGCTGATGGTTTGCGTTTGACAGTGACAGCGTAACGGCTGTCGACGTTGAGACCCTCGGGGTACTCATCTGGATGTTCCTCCAGAAAATCTTTCATGTTGGTATCGTGGATGCGTTTGTGCAATAAACCAAACGCTTTGTGCTTGTCTACCAAACGGTACACTGCTTCCCAGTTAGTTGGGTTGTAGCGTTTCATCACTCGTTTAATGATGATGGTTCTTGCGGTTGACATGCTTGTGGTGTTATCAGCAAGCATGATCTGAACAAGTTTGTGCTCAATTTCAGCAAGCTGTTCAGCAAAAACTTTGTCTTCACCTTCAAACTTTTCTTTAAGTACTTCTCGCTCCGTTCGGATCCTGATGTACTCTGTAGACAGGTCGTCTACTGTTTCAGTGGTAGCTACGCTCTCTTCCATTTGAAGTTCCTTTGTTGTTGTGGGAGTTATTATATGGCTTGTACTAGACTTTGTCAAGTATCTGCCAATTCTTTTTTGTAGAGATCAACCACTTTTTCATGGTTTGTTATGTTGCTCTGCAACATGGCGTACAGCTTACGCTCAATGGGGCTTCCTTCGATGTGCACTATGGTCATGTTATTGCGCTGGCCCGGCCTGTTGATGCGGGCGTTGGCTTGCAGATACGTCTCTGTGGACGTAACCGGAGCGTACCAGATAACAACATTGGCAGCGGTCAGGGTTACCCCGTGTGCTGCTGCTTGCGGTTGTATCACCAGTACTCTTGGGTCTTTTGTTTCTTGAAAATTCTTGAAGATTCGTGTACGTGCGTGAACAGGTACATCCCCATTGATGACTTCGCAAGTAATACCTTCTTTGACAAGGTACTCACTGAGCATTGATATTGTGTGCTTGAATGGCACAAAAATCAGTACCTTGTGGCTGGCCTCATCAATCACTTCTTTAATGGCGTTCAATCGGTTGGATACATCAAATTCAATGACCGCCCCGTTATCAGCATACACCGAACCGCATGAAATTTGCAGCAGCTTGTTCATCTTTGCCGCAGCATTGACCGAACTAATCTCCTCGCCCGCCGCCTCAATAAGCAGTTGATCTTTGAGTATCTTGTAGTACTTGGACTGCGATGGAGTAAGCGGCGCATACCTACTGATGTGCATCACTTCTGGTAGATCAAGGCATTCCTCCTTGGTAAACCGGATCGCTGGCTGAAGCATGTCAAACACAATCTGCTCTGCGTTGGGGCGTGGTATCCAGCGGTACATACTGAACTGCTGCATGACAGCCTCGCGGTAGTCGCCAAAGAAACGCGGCGCTTTATTAGGCATACACAAACGACCTAGTCCATACGCATCAAGCGGAGACTGCGAAGCAGGTGTTCCGGTCAGCAGCCACAATCGCGTGCTTGGTGTGAGCATCCTATTCATCAGCTTCCAGCGTTTGGTCTGGACGTTCTTGTAGGCGTTGGCCTCATCAATGACAATCAAATCAAATTTGCCGTAGTTCAGCAACTCGTCCGCAATTGTGGCCAGACCGTCGTAGTTAATGATTACAAACTGGGCAGAGCCTGTGACGATCTTCGCCCGCTTCTTGGGGTCTCCATACGCTACGTCTACAGACCTGTGCACCGCAAACTTAAACAAGTCAGCTTGCCATGCGGACTGCATGATAGACAACGGGCACACAACCAAGACACGCTTGACTATGCCCGCATTCATGAGCTGGTCAGCAGCCCATATTACTGATGCAGTTTTTCCAGTACCTTGCTCGTTGAAGCAGAACGCTCGAGGGTTGGCTACAAGAAATGATGACGTTACTTTTTGATGGTCAAAAGGCTCAAACCCCATAGGGCGTGGCCACGTGTAAGTCTGCATGGGTTACTTCATCGATGAATCAGGGTTGCGTTTAAAGGATCGGTTTTTGCTGGGCGATTCAAGTCTGACCCCATCTTTGTTTGATCCACCTTTAGATAAAGCCTTGACGTGTGCAACATCTTTTCCACTGCGGTTGACGCCTTTGGCATCAAGTTTTCTTCTGGCTCGCTGGCGCTCCATCCGGTCAGGCAGCTCACCTCTTTGCTTTTGTTGTTCATACTCTTTCTTGTACGGTCTGGGTTTGTTTACGTAGGGCATCTTGATCCTCCTTATAAATGTTTATCATAGCCATTCTGCTACTTTTTAACACCCCCCTCAGCCATTTTGCTCCACCAAGTTTTTTCCATTCTTGATACTCCCATTCAGTTAGTCGAACACCAACAGCTCTACCTGATTTGGTCAATTCAGATTTTGGTCTAGGCATTTGTGTTGTTCCCCTGCTGATTTCGTTGTGAATATTAAATGGCATTTGGTGCATCGCCAAAGCGTTCCTTGCTCGACAACCACATTACCCCGCTTGCGTAACTTGCCAAAGAATGTTCTAATTACTTCAAGCATTGTTCTTCTCGTTGAGTTTGGCTTTTAACTCTGTGTTCTGGCGCAACAACTCCTCAATCACACGTAAATTGTCTTTGCGCCTGTCCTCTAGCGCTGTTATTACTTGTTGCACCGCAAAATTTAACGAGCTTATTTTGTCAGCTAAAACATGGGATTGATACCATGCGTAGTCGCTTCCAGTTCCTTCTGTTAACACGCCATCTTCTTCCATGCTCATATCTGTGATGGGTGGTTTAACAGGGTTGTAAGGTTCTCTTTTCATGTCCTACTCCAATCTGTATATCCAAGAATCTTCATCCTCGATGTTTCGTGTATTGCGTCACACCAAAAGCGGACACCGCCTTCTGTTACAACGAACCGCCATAACGTGCCGTAGTCATCGGTCGTGTACCAAACATCGCGTTTCGTAAGTCTGCCATTGATGTTGTGGGTTTCAATCATTCTTGTCTCGCTTTCATCATTGCCTTTGCCTGTTTGTACGATGTCTTTGCAATATCGTCATAGTCCAACTCATACCCCTCTGGCGCAGCATCAACAAGTGACTGCATGGCTTTAGCTGCAAAATAATCCAGCGTTGATATGCCAGCCCTGCCCGAATCTTTTGCTTCATGCGTAGGGAATGCTGGATGATTTTTTATTTTCACGTTTCTCTCGCTTTCAGCATTTCGTCTGCCCATTTGTATGCCGATACAGAGACTGCATCTGCGGCACGTTTGCCCTCATCAAAATTAAAATCTTCCGGGAAAACAAAGTCCGGATGCCATCCCCTTGCTGAGATATATCCTTGCATAGCCCTTGCCGCAAAGTAGTCACGCATTGTGATGCCTGAGTCGTCCCGCAAATGCGGGTTTGGAAATGCTTGTGGGTTGTTCATCGCTTCATTCCCCTTACAAGCTCTGCCGCACTATCCATCCATCGTCTGCCCATGATGTCATCAGGTGAACATCCATCACGCGCCCGTTCAAAACGTAACGCCACTTCTTCGATGACTTTGTTTCTCTCCATGCTCAGAAGTTTTTCTCTCTCCTGCGTCATCTTGATAACCTCTTGCTTCACCCTGCTCATCATCTCTACATGATTGAACGCATCTTCCTCTGGGTCTACGTGCCTTGATTCAGTCATGGTTGTGTCTCCCTAAAAACTCTTTGACCGCCCTTGCCGTATGTACATATCGACTTCCGGTAAACATCATTTGCAATTTGTTGATCTTGGAAAGCTTTTCGCTGTAATACACCTTTGTCTCAACCTCTTCAATCTTGATGAGGACAAACTGCGCTATCGGCGTACCGGCTTTTATCAGAGACTTACCGGCAGGCGCTTTCCATTTGATCTGTGGGTTTATCATTGCCCAGCCATATTCATGCCTATGTATGCCAGACAACGTCTCAAATCTATCTTCATCTGCGTACATCACCGGCAATGTCATCAGCGCATACCCTTTGGGTATTTTGCATTGCCACGCAACATTCAACTTAAAAATAAACTTTGTCGAGCTATCCCAATACTGAAAAAAGTTAACCAACTCATCTGGCTGATGCAAACTAACTGAATCCCAGTTGGTTTCTTTTGTTTCGTTGTACGGAGTTTGCCATGTATATGACGCACCATCTTCTGCTGTATCAATCAGTATGTCTTGCCATGCTCTGAGTATCCAACCCTGATGCACCATATCAATGATGCCCGGACACTTTGCTATGTGAATGCTTTTCTGCATCTCATACTCAGGTTGCTTCTTGCGTAAAGCATAGTCTTGGAACGCACGTATAAGCCAAGGGTGTCTGTACTGCTTTGCGGGGATTATTGGCATTATCTTCTCCACCCCCTCAAGATGACAGGCAAACTCAACTACAGGTTTTCTTGAAAACCAACTCATTCTTTACCTCCGTTCTGCATATAGAAGATTGCCGCTATGAAGACAGCACCCACAACGATAACCATGAATGCGCCAAAGCCCATCAGCATTAGCGTTACAAGTACGTCCCACATATCAGAGCTTTCCTATTTCGCGGTTGAGATACCACACAGCTTTCTCTAGGTCTTGCTTCTTGTCGCCCTTGTGTTCCGCACGGCTGATGTACTTCACAGCGTTACCCATGTTGTAGTTAAGTTCCTTGGCTTCGATGAAGTCAATCGTCTCAATACCGCCCGTCTTGTAATGTGACGGATGGTTCACAAGATCAGGCGCTGGCCCAGTAGCTAACTTAGAAGCCAACGCATCTTTAGAAGCTTCGTTCAGTTGAGCAGTATCTATCCACGCATACGAATACCCAGTTGTTGGTTCTAACTTGGGTATTTTTTTCTGTTTCAACAGTATGGCTTTTTGTTTAGCGTACTCTTCTGCATTGACACCCAATCTCTTGGCCACCTCTACTTCGCTTGCTTGAAGCACAATCTTCTTGGGCATTTTTGTTTTTATCATGTACACGATCTGATACGTCGTATCAAACTTTTTCGCAACCTCTGTCACTGATACGCTTGGGTGCGCTGTGATGTAACGACGAATCTTCTCTGCTCTGCTTAATTTTTTTGCCATCATTTCTCTCCTTGGTTGTGATCACAAGACGTGACTGGACACCAGCCACGACACGTAAAGTTGGGTTTTGGATTCCACATGTCGCTCTCTACGGAAGCCTGAAGTTGCCCAACATCTGATACCCAGCTACCCCACAGTTCATCTTGTGAGTCAGCCAAGTAAGCAGTCTTTATAAAGTCATCAGCAAACAAAAACATCAAGCCCGCTTTAACCTTCTTTACTTCTGGGAAGTGTTTAAATATTGCAAGGGACACAATCTCAAGTTGTTTGAGTTCGGCAAACTTGCTCGACTTGCCCGTCTTATAGTCCACAGTCAGGGCAGTATCCCCTTGCAGGATGATGATGTCGGCCACGCCACGCCACCATACGTTCTTGTCAAAGAACCCGCATGGCTTTAACTCAGCGGTCAAGCCAAGTTTGTTCTCGCAAAGTTTCTCCCCGGGCATATCTTTCAACACCTTCAAAGCTGGCTCTATGTGGTTGTATTTCTCAGGAATAGGGCGACCTTTACCAACGTATTCTTCAGCTATCTTATGAATCTCGTTACCAAAAATAATAGCTTCGCCCAACGGCTCTTTGATATCCTTCGCGACTTTGAGGTGGTAGTACTTCTTGGGGCACTGCTGGTACAACGCTAAACTGCTGTACGACCAAGTGATAGGTTTTGTCATTTAGGTTCCTCTGTTAAAAATTCAAGCCAATCTTTGATGTGCATAAGTTCTTTCGATTCTTCTTTCTTCATGTAGTTGGAAAATTGAAACTTGCGGTACTTAAACTGCTCCACGGAGGTGATGAAATCAAACTGTTTAAGTAAGCCATACGCCCATGCAGTTGATACGCCGTATTGTTTGGCGATCTCCACAACTGGAACGCCATCGTTGTACAGCTTGCCAACTTCCATGATGCGTTTGATGCTCTTCATGTGTGACTCTCTAGCAGTCGCCATAGTTCCTCGCCATTCCAGATTCGCAATTAAGCGGCAGATCTAAGGCCCAAGGGGGTGATGTACGCATACATTCTTCAATGTAGGCCCGAGCTTCGTCTGCCTCGTCCTCTGGTACTACGCAAGCCACAGCGTCATGCACGGTTAGCACAACCCTGTAGCGTTTTTCAATTTGGATGATCTGCTCACCAATGACACAACGAGCAACGGCTTGGCATAGGTTCTCAGCAACCTTGCCACCATAGATTTTGTTTGGGCCTTTGCGTGTCTCGTAAACAAACTGACCGGCAGAGTCCTTGCGTAACTCAGGGTAGTTAAGAAACAAACCGTTGGGCAACGGGATTCCTGTGAATGGGGAAGTCTCCATCAGGCCAACCGCATCCACCTGTGCCGCTTTGTTGGCGACCATAAACTGAAGAATCATGGTCAGGTGATTCCACCAATTCGCTATCCGTCGGTTCACAGCACGATACTGCTTAATGATGTGCTGGCAGTCATCGAAGTTGAGGTTTTTGCCCATGTTGGCCAACTGAACTTGGAACTTGATCGCCCCCATCCCATAGCCCGCACCGAGCACCGTAGTCTTACCGATGAACCGTTGCTCTGCGTCAACCGCCTCTTCTACCACACCATAGATTGCGGACGCCATGTGTTTGTACACGTCGGCCTTCTGACGGAACAAGTCCAACAGATACGTCTCGCCCGCCAACCACGCAAGCACCCGAGCTTCAATCTGCGATGAGTCACAGTCGATGATGACATGCCCACGGGGTGCAACAATGCACCGCTTGAGCTTGCCGCCCTCCGCGCCACGACTGGGCAGGTTCTGTAGATTGATCTTGTCCGACCCGCCCCACCGCCCTGTGTGGGCAGCGTAATATTTCAACGGAATAGGTAGACGATTAAGGGACCCGCCTATGAATCCCCTGCGTGAGATGTCGATGAACCGCTCCGTCCTTGTCTCCTCCAGCGTGGACTTTGCGCCCAACCGAGCCGCAACAAGAGCTTGCACGGCCTCGTTGGAGTGATCAAGTAGAGCCACGAAATGCTCATCGCTCTTGGCAAACGCATAGATAAACTTCTCTGGATTGGCGGGGCTTGGCTTCATGGGTGGCCGTACATACTGCCCCAGCAACTCAGCAAACTTGGCCGAGCTGTTCAAGATTTCTTTCGTTATCCCAGAATCAGTAAACAATTTCTCCTTGCGCTCACGCACCGCTCTCAAATGATCTTCCAATTTTTGCGTATCAAGCTCCAGCATCGGGTCGCTGAACATCCTGATCGTGATGTCTATGAGGCGCTTCTCTCTCACTGGGAATGTCGGGTTGAGTTCGTTGTAAAGCTTGTAAGTCAGCTCCACATCGTTCTTGCAGTACTCGCCGTATTTTGCCAACTGCTCTACACCAAAGTCCTCGCGCCTTAGACCCTTGGCATCTACCACTTCAGTGCCTTTGACACCCAATCCAAAATATTCAACCAGCTTGGATAAACTACCGCCAACCTGTGTACCCAGTATGGCCCGTGCCATAGACAACGTATCCAGCCATGCCTTGGGCTTCTGACCAAACACCCAAGTCAGGATGGCCGCATCAAACATGGCGTTATGGGCTAACACGAAGTGGTTGTTCCAATCGAAGCCCGCCAACCATTCGGCGGTCTCCTCCATGTCGCCCGTAAACCATTCTGTTGACTCGTTGTTCACCTTGACCGCCACCCCAATAACTTGGAAGCGTGAGTCACGCACATACTCCTCAGTCGTCACTTTGGTGAGGCTGTAGTCTGAAGCGTAGTAAGTCTCGAAGTCAATCGTAATCAACGGGGCGTCCCCATCAGTGCTCGTTGCAAATCTGATTTAACAATCTGAGCTTGTTGTTCTAACTGCCGTTTATACAAATCCGTGCCCGCTATGCTTATTGACGATCCGTATTCCGCCGGAACATACTGAGTTTTTTCTTCTTCTCTATTCAACACAATCGACATAGCCAAATCTAAAGTATCAGCGCGGTTAAGTTCCATTTGCGCTTTGCGGTGAGCACGGGTGAGCATACGGCGTTCGTACCATGTAAGGCTTTGTTCGTCGGCCAACGCCGCCAACTTTCTTAGGTGACTGGCATCAAACTCTGTATCAAACTTTTCAAGCAAAGCTTTTAGTTGGTCGGGCAGTGGGGCGCGAAGTATCTTCTCGGTAAGTTTCATTTCTTCTCTCCTATTAAGTTCCTCAACAAATCGCTGGTGTCATAACTATCAACACCAATTAACACATCTTTCAAGTCCTGCATGTTGTTTTCGTTTATCACAAGGGCTACGCCTCCAGCGTTGCGGATGCGTTGCAGTTCTCGTTCTTGTAAAGCAGTGGTTGTCCCCTTGCCCGCTTTGCATTCGATGGCTAAGAAGTAACCATGCAAGCAGACTATGATGTCAGGGATACCCGCACGGCCTAGTCCGTTGGCTGCGGGGAAAAAGTAGTATGCTCCATGCTCTTTGAGCATCTCGACACACTGGTTCTTTACTTTTCTTTCGGGGGTTACGGCCACACTTATCTCCTGTGAGGCCTCTAATATAGGGGGTACTTTAGACTTTGTCAAGTCTTTTTAATAGGGGTATCTACTATACATCGAACATACCAACACCGTGTTGGTTTGTTCAGGCAAAAAAAGACCCGCACATAGGCGGGTCAAGGGGAAGGTAACTAAAGATTACGTTACTATCATGAAGTTCCTATCATTATACCTGTAACCTACGTCACGCACAAGTTCGTCGTCTTGCATTAGCTGTAGCACAGCGATACGCTCTTGCCATGCTTGAGGTAGATTTGCGTATTCAACTGTCATGATTACATCATGCTCGTCTCTGAATACATAATGCCCATCTTTCTCAGCAACGACCATCGTCTTCTTGTTGTCGACCAACATGCCAAAGTCGGTAGCTAGTTCGTACTCGCCAATCGCTTTCTCAAACTGGGTAGAGTCAAAGGTTTCTTTGATCTGCTTGTTGATCTGATCGGGCACGGGTAGGTTACGCACTACACAGTACGCCCACTTCTGTAGGTATACGTTGTCTTTGATAAGCATCCGATTCACGATCGGCTTGCGTAGCGTTTGCAAAGCATTGCGTAGATGGGATTCCACCGCATCAATGGCCTTGGTCAAGAACTCGGTGTTGTCCATACGGACGAACGACTTCTTAACTTTCCGCATAGCAATGTCCAGCTTCTCTGTTCTGGTTATGTTCTGCCCGCCACGGGAGGTCTCGATGCGCCACGACTTGATCTCATACAACGGCTTGTACGAATTGCGTCTGTAGCCTGAGTCGACGGAGATCTGCCCAAGCATCTCACCTTCCTCTCGTACGATGATAGTGCGCGTGAAGGAAAACCCATACGGTGCTTTACCTGCGGGGTCGTCATACTTGAAGCCTATCGCTCTGCTCTGCTGGGAGTCCTTGTTGGTGTTGGTTGTGAAAGTCCACTTCGGATTGTTGAGCGCGAGCTTGTCCACCAGTACCTTGAGGTGCGGGTCGATCAGCCTGTCTGCCGGTAGTCTTATGTTTGCAAAGTTACTCATGTGTTCACCATTGAAATTTGTTGAGGATATCGTCGACACTGTGCTTCAACTCAGCGCGTGCGCTAGGTATCTTGCGTAAGTCTTCAGCGTCGATGCCGTTGATTGCTTTCTCTAGCATACGTCGAGCTTCTTCAAGCGCTGGGTCTTTCATCACGTTAAGTACGGACAACAGACCACATAGTTCTAAGGCGTTGTTGACCAGACTATCGCGGAAGATATTACGCTTGCCATCTTCCTTGTCAGTCAGGGTCTCACTCATCCGTGCCAACATCTTGTGCAGTCTGTCCCACGGATCACGCATAGCCTCGGTCATCTTGTTGTTGAACATCTTGTCGTATTGCTCGGCCAAGTCTTGGCGTACACGTTCCTCGCATTGGATACGGAAGTCACCCTTCTCTGGAACTGGAAGGAAGTTGAACTCAAACTTAAAGCGACGAGGTAGAGAAGCCGCATCGGGGAACTCTGACGCATCAAAGTACTTGCCGAGCTTGAAGGCTTGAGCGCTAACCAACGTCGGGTAAGCTAGTATGAAGTCATTGACTAGCGAGTTGAAGTTGGATTCCATAGTACCGAGCTGTTCACGATAGCTGAAGAAGTTATCCATCGGGAGTAAGCCGATACCCTTCATCCACGGCAGGGTCTGCGTACCATTCCACGCACGACACTTAGCCGCGTACTTCTCTATCTTGTTAAGATGATCACTGCCCGCCATGAGGTACTTGTACACAGAGCTTGCGTCTTGGTCAGCTTCTTTGGCTGTGTTCAGGTCAGCAGTGGTTTCTTTGTCACGCTTGCGTGCTGTCCATGTACTGATGCGTAGTTCGACAAGCATAGCCATTGAGGCCAGCGAAATTGAGGGAGATTCAAAAGTTTGCATTTGGTTTCCAATATAGGTTGATTGACACGAACATACCAACGAGATGTTGGTTTGTTCAAAGTAACTCCGTGAATACATGGATGTACTCGGAGTTCTGCTTGGTTGGGATTTCGCCCGCCCCAAGTGGCTCTTTCACAAAGCACTCGTCAAAGTGCAAGTGCAAAATGATTTGTTTAAGATACTCAGTGGCAGATTTGCGATCAAGCCAAACAGACCACTCGCGAACACCATTGGTGTTTTTATACCCACGCTCGCCCTGCTGTCGCATGAGTACGTAGTACGCAGTCACCCAGTTCTCACTAAGTGGGCCTGTGACCCAGTCCATAAGCAACTCGCAGCCTTTCGTATGGAAGCCATATTTCGAACCTCTCCATTGGCCTTGCCCGCCATGCGGTAAGTGATCACGGTTACGGCTGATCTGCCATCGGTTGGGTGCATTTAGGTTATCGATATTATTTGTCCAAGTCTCAAACCCTTTGATGGACATGAGACCAAGCTCTTTGTACAAAGCATCCATCGCGGCATCCATCTCGTCAATAGGATCTTTCGGGGTGTTGTCGATCGACTGCACCAACTCCATCCATTCGAGGAACGGCTCGCAATCTTTGAGATACTTCTTCTCCATGCCACGCTTCTTTCTGATCGCGTACTCGACTGGAACATCAATCAATTCGTAAGTCTCAGGAGATACTCGTTTGAATTTCAAACTTTTATCTTTCCCATCTTCCAATAGATATGAGTTGTCCCTATGCAGTACGACCACACGGCCTCTGTTCCATGTGAAATGGATACCCACGGGCGCAAACTGTTGGATGTTGTCAATGACATAAGCTGAGTAGTACCGAGGAGGGCGTATCTCTAGCGTATCGTCCGGTCTCCAGATCACCAATGGATCACCATAGAAATTCAAGTGAACAGTGTTTTCATCCGGCATGGATATGCTCGCCCTGTTGTGCTTCTTGCGATCGCCAAGCGGTACTGCGCCCTTGCTCTGCTTGCTGTTGATTGGCTTAGTGTTCTTAAACTTCTCAACATACGCTGCGAATGAATCACGCATGATGACCCCGCCTGTGTTGTAGTATCTTCCGTATCCCATCACATCTTCCTTTCAATAAAGAGGGAAATTAGGTGGCGAACCACCTGTCCGTTTGTAGGCTCAAAGCCCATCACTACCTCGAGTTGTTCTCTCACTGTCTGCAAGAGATCGAAGGTTTCTTTGTTAAGGGTAATTGAGTACCCAGTTTTTGAATTGCTCATCGCTTGTTTTTCTCCGCAAGAACTTTCATGTTGGCATCAATCTCCAACTGCAATACGCCTGTCATCGGGGCAATGGTTGCCGCCTTTGGGTCAGGCTCGCCTATGACAGAGTTGTTTTTGTTATCGTGCCCTTGACCTAGCCATGTCGTAGTAATGCGTGACGCACCACACAACGTCTTAGAAATATTCAAGGCCTCGTTGATGTCCAACAAAAATCTCTGATCCCCAATAAAAAGAATCACTTGATCATCCATATTCTTTACCTCCAAGAACTACAAACCAACCCAATAAGGGGCTATCGTGTTTACATTTCACTGCATACGGGAAACCTTCTTCCAGTAAGTGCAGTAACAGATCGGGGAACAGAAACCTAGTGGTCGGGTCTCCGTCCAACTCCCCCGCTTCATTGATCATCCAACGATGAAGTTTCTCCAGACCATCAGGGTTCTTCAAGTCAAGCGGAGTAACTCCAGCGTTGTGCATCGCACCCATCACCTCAACTTGATGACCGAAACCCTCCATGAATTCGACATCTGCGTCGATACCTTGGATGAGTCTCATGCCCGCTGGGTTCAAGCGTGCGTCCAACCATATGCAGTCAGTGTTCACTCCGATAGAGCGATGCCACCCCTCGCATACGATCAGCGGGTCAGCATCAGTCAGCAATGATGAGTCTTTGTCCATTGGGGACCTCGTACTTATCGTTACCGATGATGCACCACAGAGTAGGTTGTGTGATCGCAGACCACTTACCCTTGTTAGTGTGCATGTAACCATCACTCAGCATGATGATCGCGTCGGGCTTCAACTGCTTCTCAAGAATCAGATCAACCACAACGTCAGGGTTCGTACCACCACCGCCTTTGGGATTGGTGCGGTGCACAATGTCCTTGGTAGAACCTGTGAAGATTTCATGCGCTTGAACCTCTGCGTCCCAGTACACGATGTCGATGCGGTCGATGCCAACTGACTTGACCAAGCCATTCATCTCGGAGAGAAAGTCGGTAAGTAACTGCCCTTCCACAGAACCAGATGTGTCCATACCCAGCAGTAGATACTTCATCCGCTTGCCGAGAATGCTTGGCAGGATGATGTCTTGCCACAAGAAATTCTTGTGAGCCTTACGCCATGAGATAGAGTCTCGATCTTTGATGTTGTTGCGGGTAAAGCGTTTCAACACATCGCGCCAGTTGACCTTGGGGTTGAGAAGCTCGCCGATCTCGCGTGGTGTCTTACCGCCAAACTTACCGGCATAGATGCCACCTTGGCGTATCGCTTGCTCGATCTCTTGGGTGAGTTGCTTCTTCTCTTCCTCGGGCATCTCTTGCGCACCGTCCCAGTCATGAGCATCGAAACCTTCCTTGTCACCGAACTTACCAACACTTGGTTGGTTTGTTCCGTCCTCACCACCGCTACTTTTGCCTGACCCGTCAACGGGATTCCCGTTGCCTTCCTCGCCACCTTTGCCACCCTTGCGCTTCTTCATGAGGATGTCGAAGACTTGCTTGGTGTCCATACCACGATAAGCAGGGTCGAGCAAACCATCAAGCTCACCTGTTTCTTTAGAACGGGGAAACGCGATGAATTCTTCCTCGGGGTCCATGTCAACCAACTGGATGTTGATCACATAGTCACAAGCCGCGCCCGCTATGGCATGGTTGATCTCGTCCAACGCTTTCCACGTTGTCAGGTGTCGATAGCACTTGTGCATGTTCTCGTGCATGACAAGAAACGCCAACTCTTTGTCGGTCAATGAGTCAACGAATGCTCTGCCATACCCCGCGTCACGACCGTTCGTATACGCTGTTACAGGTCGTTCGTCTATCGTTGTAGACCCGACCATGAACAAGCCCGCGAAGAACGCAAACTTCTGGTTCCTCATCAAGCTCACATGGACTAGCTCAATCCGCTTTTCAGCGGGTAGCTTACTTTTCACGACTACTAAGCTCATGATTGCTGTTCCTTTCTAAATTGTGCGAAGTCTTCTACGATGTGGTCACGCAATTCTTTGTTTTCGAGAAGCTCTCGAATAAACATGTCAGCGTGTTGTCTGCCCTGCTTGTACTTGAACGCATAGCCCGTAGCTAATATTGCCCAGCAAAACAAAGCGATCTCCGTTATTGATACTTCAATCATTCTCTGCCCCCATATATGCTCCGTTGAAAAATGTGGGCGAACCAAAAGCTCGCACCATGCCTACCGCTCTGCGGTGTTTGTCTTTGTTGTTACTGAACGAAGCAAGCTCACGTTCATACTTCCATATCTCCAGACTGCTTGCTTTCTCACGCTTGTAAGATTGCACCCAATTACTGAAAGCTTTCTGTATGGTCATTCGCCCGCCATGCGGCATCCACGGATTTCTCCGCGCATAAAACTTATGTCTCATTTGGGTATCCTCCTGTTGCTTTGATTTCAAGAATCCATATCTCTAAGAGATTGGCTTCCTCGTTTAGGTCAAGCATGCGCAAGTGATGAGCAAGCTGCATGCCGGTTTGATAAACCGATTCAACGGTTTGTTCTCGGGGGGTCTCTGGTATCGTCACGGTCTCTCCCTAGTTGGGTTTATCGGTGTCAAGCTCGACCATGTGCAACGCCTGCATGTCGTACACGTTAGAAACGGTATTCATCAAATCATCCTTGTCTATATCAAACTCAATGGTCATGCTGCAGAGCATATTGACAAGTACGTTCCAGACCATAGCTTTAGTCAACTCCGAAGCATTGAATAGTGCCCCAATGGCTTTCTGCACCGCACGTATACGCGCTTCTTCAATGTCATCAGCTCGTCTAACATTTTCAATACTCATTTTGTTCTCCTGATAAATTTACCTTCCAAATCAAACTCGTAGGCAGGAAACTGCTTTTCCAACTGCTTGGCCATGCGAGTCATGATTGAAGTGGCTTGCAACACCAGACCGCGAGCCTCAAGTTTTTGGCCCTCTGTTGAATTTTTGCGGTAGCACAAAGTGTGGACATGATCCTGCATACGTTTGTACGTTGCAACCATGCCGCGCCACGCCAATTTTGATTCTTCCAATGTCGTCATGCTTTTTCTCCTGTTGTTGGTGAACATTCCAACACCGTGTTGGTTTGTTCCTCGTCTACTACCACACTAATGATGCGCACGCCATCGAAGATCTCGACGATCTCGTAGATTGCGCCCGCTCTGTCTAACGCATCGTAAAGTTCTGATGGTGTCATGTCATACCACCTTGTTCAGTTTGTCTAACACATACTCACGCATCAATGCGTAAGCCTCGTCCTTGCGACCCTCGCGGTCGTGTTGCCATATCTTGGTCAGTGTTTCGCGGTCGTCAAAGGTAACCCCGTCTGTACCTCGTCGTTCCAACTCATCCACCAAGTCCTCGGTGTCAAAGTCGTCTAAGTCAATTTCTATCTCTGTTGTTATGTACGGCATCACTCATACTCCCGTTCTATATGTTCAATTGTTGCAAGCAGATACCCCTGCCAAAAGGCATCGGAAAAGAAGTTAATCAGAAAGAGAGCCGCCTCTCCGTCCTCTGACCCTTCCTTGATCTTGCCCTTGTGTGCCGCAAGAAATGCTTGCTTGCCCTCGGCCATTACCCGCTCGCGCTCGCTGTTAATAACGGCCCAAGCTTCGTCTGTGATTTCGATGTCGCTCATGATTAACCTTTCAATCCGGCAAACATGTACTGGTTCTCACGCGCCCATGTAACGAACGAGGGGTGAGACATGACCCATGCTTTCTTAACAGGAATCTCAAGGATCTGGTTGATAAACACAGCCTGAGTTTCTTTGGGCATACGCTTGAGATAGCGCATCCATGTGGCAAATGTCTCACGGGTAGAGACAGCCATAGCCTTGAACGCCAAGATACATTGAGCCGCTGGGCTTGTCGGTATAGGAGTCGTATCAGGACTGGAGAGGATAGTTTCAGTCATGGGTAACTGATCGGACAACGAGATGTATGCTTGCAAATCCCGCGATGCTGATCTACCGATCGTGCCGTCGAGTGCCGCGATCAACGCATTCTCTGATATGTTGTGACGGACATTGATCCAATGCGATGCCTTGTGCGCAGTACGGGGACAGAAGAACGCTTCCTGCGATGAGTCAGTCGGCTGATAGATGTACGTATTCTCTTTCTGCCCGCCATCCAAGTACGAAGCCATGCAATGCGGGTATTCCTTAACCCACGCTTGCATCTCGGGCGCAACATTGTTGTTCGCAGCCCAGACCAACCACTCGGTCGCTGTTGGTTTCATGTAGTTAATCCATGTCTCACGGCTACGGGTATGAGCCTTGACATGGTCACCCACATTGTCCGAACCTAAGTTGCCCGTCGTAAAGACAAGGGTCTCAGGGTGCAACTCATACTCGCCTTGTCTGCGCTCATGCAGTAGCGGGTGTAGGGTGTTGCGCACATAGTCATCAGTCTTTGTCCACTCGTCGATCATGATGACGAGGGGTTCGCCTGTGTGCAAACCATAACGCTCTGCGGGATAAAAGTCCAAGGTGCGAGTCGTATGGTTAGGGATTGGCATACCGGACTGGCCGACATCGGTGTTGGGGCCATCGATGTAGATGCCTTTGAACCCTGTGCGTTTGATGATCTCTTTGTGCATGGCAGTCTTACCAACACCGGGTTCGCCAGTAAGGTGCACTGCGTTCTCGCCAGCATTGAGGATGAGGTCGACGGTCTCTGCAAAGTTGAGACGACGGACAAATGAAATTTCTCGAGACATTTTGATTTCCTTGATAAGAAAGATTTATAAGAACAAACCAACATCGGTGTTGGTTAGTTCGACGAACGAGGGTTTTTCTGATTCGTATCCATCAGAACCTGCGGGGCAGCTTCGGGAGTTACGAGCATGTACGGCCCCTTGCCGTACGTTTGCACCACGCACCAAGATGCGCGATCAGCGACTGCGGCTTCTTGCCCGCAGTGTAGACAAAGTCTGTAGCCAATGGCCCAGCGCTCTGCATGGACGTCATCCCCGCATAGGGTGCATGACTTCCAGTCGAAACGATCAGGGTTGCAACCCTGTTGTCGATCAACGACAGGGTTATGATCGTCATCCAATTCTTTAGAATATGTAGTCACAGTATGTTGTAGCCTTTGAGGTAGCGCATCTGCTCGAGGTCGTGTTCAAACTCGACGATGGTCAAACCGTAGTGTTCGTTGTCACAGTCAAAGAATTCATGAGCACCGTCAATATCCATGTCTGGGTCAACGGTGTTGGTTGAAAGATAGTGTGAGTACCGTAAGGCATCCCACTTTGTGTCTGTTGTACGCATGAAGCATCTCCAATAAAGGACTTTGATTTACTGAACAAACCAACGGGGATGTTGGTATGTTCAGCGCGGGCTTTTAGATGCGGTGTCGTCGTCATCACTCACCAATGTATCTAAAGATACATTGTACCACAAATTAATTCATTTGTCAATACCTAGTTCGTGTTTTTAGACCCATAGTTCCCACTATTCAGAATTTCGTTCCTGCTTTGCTTTGCGTTGCTCAGATATGTGAGCAATCATCTTGTCGATACCGAACTCAATATCCTCCCACGATTCGAGCGGGGTTTCATCCTTGGGTTCTGGCTTTGGTTCCTCACGTAGCTTGATTGTCAGGACGGGCGGGCTGTCTTCGCTCGCCATGCGAATCTCTTTCCTCTTTGGAATGGCAAAGCCCTTGGTCTTGAGAATCCCATCGGTGTCGTACCCTGCCAGCGATGCACTGTCCATGAGCATCTTTATATGTAGGGGGTTCTTTGGGCGCATCTCAATCAACTCTTCGTCGGGCGGTGCGATCAGGTGGCGAGAGGATTCTTGCTCAGGGAGTAGTGCGTTGGGTTGACCGGACGCGAATCGTTTAACCCGATACATCTTGGCTTCTGTGTAATGATATGGGTTGACGCACCACTTAACGCCACAGGTGTTGAGCAAGCGCGGGCCAGCGGGCGGGAATCGACACATGGTAAACAAGATGCGCACGATCACATTGGTGTTGAACTTGCCCGCTAAGGGGGAATTGGGCGATAAGATGGGAACAGCGCATGAAGACTTCGGCCAGATGTAGCAGAGGTTCTTGATCTCGCAGTTGTCCAAGAGGTCGTCTGCGTTGTGGTACTTTGCGGTTCGGGTCATGATTTTTCCTTTCGTTGACTTCCATACCATATATTATATATGCGTCGCGACTATACCATATGATTTTAGAAAGTCAACAGGTACGCGGGTTTTTCTGGATAAGATATAAGATATAGTGTGTTGTTCCTGAAATGGGGATAGAGCAAAGCAGAAAAAGGGCGAGCGTGGTCAATCACACCATTCTCAACTTTTTCTATGTTTGGGGAGGGAATTCCTAGACCCGCTTTATACTATGTCATTTTCTGGAACAACACATTATATTATATATTATATTATTATTATTATAGAGAGAGAAGCTAGGAAATTCGGGCGTTTGCTCTCTTTCGCGGGGTTGCCATAAGATATAGTTAGGACAGATATATGATATAATGTATTCTTATGACGGGGTAGCGGGCTAGGGCGATCGTAGCTTTTTAGAACTATCTGGTGCGTTTCGTGGTGTCTGGCGATGCTTCGTTCGCTGTATGGATATAGTTGTGTGTGCAATGCAACATGAGCAACGCCCGCCTTACACTAGGCGAGCGGGTCAAGCGGGCGGCGTTAGACATAAAAGTAATAATGAACAAACCAACAATGCGTTGGTATGTTCGCAATGCCCGCAATGCAATGCGCGACGGGGCTACCGCGTTCCTACCGGTGACTGGTATCTAGCGATACGGGCGAGACGGGCGCGAACACCCCGCCAGCGTGGGGAACTCCGCCCGCTCGGGACTACCGCGTTACTACAACATCGTGGCCTACCGCGTTACTACAACTAGGTGACTGGCATCAGCCGCGCCCGCCCGACCGCGACGGGCCGAACGGGCACAAAAAAAATGGGGGCCGAAGCCCCCAAAGATTTACTCAACTCGAATCACGGTTTTAATTTCCCATGACTCATCCCGCCATGTAGTCCATTCGGAATTATCGGATTCAGCCGCTTTTTCAAAGGCTTTTTCTTCCGACTCCGCTTCAATTTCCAAAAGCTCGAGCACCACGCGCTCAGCTACAACTTGATACTTTTTCATAAAACACTCCAAAAGAAAAAATAGAAAAACGGGCGCTGTCACCGCCCGCTCATGGATTAGCCCAAGACCTGCAAAGCAGAGATCAAGCGCTCAAGGGATTCAGCCGAACCGGCCTTCGCCCACTCCGAAGCCTTCTTACGAAGGGATTCATGAATGACTTTGATGTCAGCTTGCAACTTATCCAGCTCAGGCTTTTCTCTGCGCTCGATTTCCTTGGCAATGGCAGTAGCTTCGCGCATCGCCTTGACATCGCCCTTGGCAATCAGCTCGGCTTTTTGCTCAAGCAATTCACCGTCAGACTTGCCCGCAAACTTTGCAGCTTCCTCGGCACGCTTTTTGGCCATGCGCTCAGCGTCGGCGGTTTTGGCCTTCGGGCTTTGCCAGCCGAGAGCACGCAACCGATTGATCTGTCTTTCCCACTGGCGCTCAGCCGCGTCAGTAGTGGGCGCACCGCAGTCAAAGTATTTGGCAATCGCCCATGACCGGACTTGCAAATACTCAGGGTATGCGATCGGCACAAACACCATGACGGGCTTGTTGTCCTTCAGCACCGGTTCACCGGCCATGTCCAACTTGGCAGTGCGAGACTTGACCGACTTGCCGTCGACCGTCTCCCACGCTGTCAGCCAGTCCAACAGCAAGGCATCGGCTTGTTGCACGATTTCCTCACCGCGTGCGAGCATTTTCTCGCCATTGGAAGTGGACTCGAAGATCTCTTCGAGTGAAGACTGAGCTTCGACCAGTGAACGACCCGCGACCATTTCGACCGCAGAACCAATCGCGCTTTGAACGGGCGCGACAACCGTTTGATTGGCTTTGTTTGCCATGATGTATTTCTCCAATAAAGAATCGAGCAAAACGCTCGAACAAACCAACGAATTTATTGGTTTGTTCAGGTCGCAGGCATCACCCGTGCTTCCATGATTTAATTATGACAGAATTACTAATTTAAGGGGAAAACCGCACACCAATCTACAACCAATGTATCCGGTCGACTCAGCCCGCAATGCTAAAGAACAGGCAGAAAAAAATCGCGAAACTTCCTCCGGCTATACCCCTTCGCAAGAACCAGAAGGAGAACTCGAAGACCCCCACACCCCAAAATTTCGATAAGGGACTCCCCGCATACCATCACTGTGTTTTGCCCACCCGATGAGCAAAATTTAAAAGTGGGGGAGGGGGGTATAAAAATTTTGGAGTTCTGCCGGTAGCACTCCACCAGAAACACCCCCCGGGTAGGATTCCTACCTCCTCTTGCGCACATAGATATGTTTCTGTTACAGTCGCGCATCCTCTTCACGGAGTGCCCTTGATCACATGACCCTGCATATCACGCCCGACAAAACAGTTCCGTTTCCGGACAGCTTAGAACCGGAAGCGGGCGCGACGCTCTTCGAAAACATGCAGATCGCGTCAAACACGGCGGAAGTTCTCAAAGGGCTAGGCGCTCATGTCGATGACGACCCAGAGGCGCAACTCAAAGCGGACAACGTATTCAACGACTTCTCTGAATTGGTGAAGCATCAGTATGAAGAAGCGATGCTCCCCAAACGTGGCCCCGGTCGCCCACGCAAAGATCCTAATGCCCCACCACCTCCGAGTAAGACACCATCGTTGATGTACAGCTTGCCTGTAGCAGAACGAATTGGCACGATGCTCAGGGAGTACAACAACCCAATCGTTGCAGATGCCGCCGAACTTAGGTTGGTGGTCACCAACAAACTGCTTGACTTAGCTTCATGCGGAGACCCCAAGATTGAGATCAAGGCGACCGAGATGCTGGGCAAGATAAGCGACGTGGGCCTCTTCTCTGAAAAGACTGAGATCACGGTTACGTATAAGTCGGTGTCTGATATAGACAACGCAATCAAAGACAAAATTAGAAAGATGCTTCTGGCCCACGGTGGAGAAATTACCACGGTAGACTTTGATCTGGATAAGGAGTTTGGAACTCCCCCAGAGCTAGAAATGGTTGAGGAAGTAGTGACAGAAGAGCCGAAAGAAGAACCCAATGCGCTCTAACGTGCAGTCAAGTACGCTTGACATGGAGCTGAATGCGCTGCTGGCGCAACTGGATAAGCTACCTGAGCATCAAAAAGCACAGATTCTGGAAGACCTGACCCGCCGCGAGGAGTTTCTAGAGAAAGATAAGGCCCGTAATACCTTCATGGGGTTCGTTCATAAGGTCTGGCCAGACTTTATAGGCGGGCGGCACCACAAAATAATGGCCAAAGCCTTTGAGCGGGTGGTGAGTGGCGAGTGCAAACGCCTTATTATCAACATGCCACCCCGTCATACTAAGTCGGAGTTTGCTTCTTACCTCCTTCCAGCGTGGTTCTTGGGCAAATATCCACACAAAAAGGTCATTCAAAGTTCGAATACGTCCGAATTAGCGGTCGGCTTTGGCCGAAAAGTACGAAATCTTGTGGATTTGGACACTTACAGGGAGCTTTTCCCCGGTTTAGAGCTTCGAGCGGACTCAAAAGCTGCTGGCCGGTGGAATACTAGCAAAAACGGCGATTATTTTGCGATTGGTGTGGGTGGTACGGTCACCGGAAAGGGTGCTGACCTCTTAATCATCGATGATCCGCACTCTGAACAGGAGGCAGCGCTCGCTGCAAGCAACCCGGACGTGTTTGATAAGGTAACTGAGTGGTATACGTCTGGCCCACGGCAACGTTTGCAGCCGGGCGGGGCAATCGTTATCGTGATGACACGCTGGGCGATGCGGGATTTGACCGGTCAGGTGCTTAAAGCGGCAGCGCAGCGGGGTGGGGAGCAGTGGGAAGTCATTGAGTTCCCTGCCATCATGCCCTCGGGTAAACCCCTATGGCCAGAGTTCTGGTCAATGGAGGAGTTGGAAGCGCTTCGCGAAGAGTTACCCAACAGCAAGTGGCAAGCGCAATACCAGCAGAACCCAGTAGGTAATGAGTCGGCCATCGTCAAACGAGATTGGTGGAAATGGTGGGAGGAAGAACGGCCACCGGTGTGTGAGTACATCTTGCAGACGTGGGACACGGCGTTTGAGAAGAACAACCGGGCTGACTTTTCTGCGGGCACGACGTGGGGGATATTTAAGAACGACGAGGATAATGGGCAAGCAAACATCATCCTGCTCAATACGTACAAGAAGCGGGTTGAGTACCCAGACCTGAAGAAGGATGTACTCGAGGAGTACAAAGAGTACGAACCAGATGGTATTTTGATTGAAAAGAAAGCATCTGGTGCGCCACTTATCTACGACCTGCGGGCGATGGGGATTCCGGTGCAAGAGTACACGCCTAGTAAGGGTCAGGATAAAGTCGCCCGTTTAAACTCTGTCTCGGACATAATTGCGTCGGGCAAAGTATGGGTGCCCCGCACGCGCTGGGCAGAAGAGTTAGTAGATGAAATTGCAGAGTTTCCGTCAGGCGAGCATGATGACTTGGTTGACGCGACGACTCTGGCGCTCATGAGATTTAGACAGGGTGGGTTCTTGCGCTTACCAAGCGATGAGCCAGAAGAATTAACGTATTTCCGCAGCCGCAGAAAAGAGCGGTTCTACACAGTGTAAGGACACATCATGGCAACAAGTTCAATGGACAGAAGTTTGTATCAAGCACCTATGGGTATGGACGAGGAAGTCGGAGGTATGTCCAGTGCTCCACTGGAGATTGAGATTGAAGATCCCGAATCAGTACATATCGGGCTTGGGGATTTGGAGATTGATCTTCAGCCCCAGAAAGAATCAGCCAAGGACTTTGATGCCAACCTAGCTAACTATATGGAAGATAAGGATCTGGCGACGCTGAGTTTAGAGTTGATTGATGACTTTGATAAAGATACTCAGGATCGTAGGGATTGGATCAAAACCTATGTTGATGGTTTGAAATTACTGGGTTTGAAGTACGAAGAGCGTACAGAACCGTGGCAGGGAGCTTGTGGCGTGTTTCACCCTATGCTGACTGAATCAGTAGTTAGATTCCAGTCTGAAGGTATTACTGAGACATTCCCAGCTATGGGGCCTGTAAAGACCAAGATTATTGGTAAAGACACCCCAGAAGCTGAAGATGCCGCTGCCCGCGTGCAGGAAGATATGAACTATCAGTTGACGGAAGTGATGACTGAATACCGTCCTGAGCATGAAAAAATGTTGTGGAATCTGCCACTGGCGGGTTCGGCGTTCAAGAAAATCTACTATGACCCAAGTAAGGGTCGTCAAGCAGCGGTTTTTATCCCGGCTGAAGACATAGTAGTACCTTATGGCGCGACCAGTTTGGAGACGGCAGAGCGCGTCACACACGTCATGCGTAAGACGAAAAACGACGTACTTCGCTTGCAAGCTGCTGGCTTTTACAGTGATGTGGAGCTAGGTGATCCCGGCTATGAGCTAGACGACATTGAGAAGCAGAAAGCCGAAGAGAACGGTATGTCCGCGACTCAAGACGATAGATACCGTATCCTCGAGATGCACGTTGATTTGGACTTGCCCGGGTATGAGCACAAGGATAAGAAGGGTGAGAAGACAGGTATTGCGCTGCCTTACGTAGTTAGTGTTGAGAAAGCTACTGGCACTATCTTAGCTATCAGGAGAAATTGGTATGAAGACGACAAGCTCCACCTCAAGCGTCAGCACTTTGTCCACTACCAGTACATCCCCGGATTTGGGTTCTACGGTTACGGACTCATCCACCTCATCGGTGGCTACGCCAAGTCAGCTACTATGCTCATCCGACAGTTGGTCGATGCTGGGACGTTATCTAACTTACCCGGAGGTCTTAAATCTCGCGGCTTACGCATTAAGGGAGACGACACCCCCATCCAGCCCGGAGAATTTAGAGACGTAGATGTCCCCTCAGGAAGTATCCGTGACAACATCTTACCTCTTCCGTACAAGGAACCAAGTCAGGTTTTGTTTGGGTTGTTCCAAAATATTGTGGAAGAGGGGCGGGCGTTTGCCTCCAGTGGTGACATGAACGTGTCTGATATGAGCACGAATGCACCGGTCGGTACAACGCTGGCGCTATTGGAGAGAACGCTCAAAGTGATGGGAGCTGTCCAAGCCCGCATGCACTACACAATGAAGCAAGAGTTCAAGTTACTCAAGGTGATCATTGCTGACTACGCCCCAGAAGATTACGACTATCAGCCAGAGGAAGGTAGCCGCGCTGCCCGCAGATCTGACTACGAGATGGTAGACGTAATTCCTGTGAGTGACCCCAACGCGGCAACAATGGCGCAGAAGATTGTGCAGTACCAAGCTGTTATGCAGTTGGCGCAGCAGGCTCCGCAGTTGTACGACATGGCGTTTTTACACCGTCAGATGATTGAAGTTCTGGGTGTTAAGAATGCCAGCAAGTTGGTCAAGACAGAGGATGACGCAGTGCCTGTTGATCCTGTCGCGGAAAACCAAGCGCTCCTGACTATGAAGCCCGTCAAAGCGTTCATTGAGCAGAACCATGCAGCGCACATTCAGGTTCACATGGCTGCGATTCAAGATCCGAAGATCCAGCAGTTGATGCAGATGAACCCGATGGCGCAACAGATCATGGCTGCGGCTATGGCGCACATCAACGAGCACATTGCGTTTGAGTATCGCAAGCAGGTGGAGATGGCAATTGGTACACCACTTCCTACCGAGGAGCAGAACAAGCAGGTTTCTCCAGAGTTGGCCGATCGTATTGCGATGATGACTGCGCAAGCCGCGCAACAACTGTTGCAGCAGAACCAGCAAGAAGCTCAACAACAGCAAGCTCAGCAGCAGATGCAGGATCCGATTGTTCAGATGCAGATGCAAGAACTTCAGATCAAGCAGGGCGAGTTGCAGCTAAAGCAGCAGAAACAAACTATGGACGCTGCGGCCAAGGCCGATCAGTTGCGTATCGAAGAAGCACGTATTGCAGCTCAGAAAGAGATCGCTGCTATGCAGGTCGCGGCAAACGCCGCTGCGAAACGGGATCAACTCAATAAACAAATGGAAGCTGACGGTGTTCGTATGGGCATTGACGCTGCCAAGCACCGTGCTCAGATGGCGGTGCAGATGGCGCAACGTACGGCACAGAACAAACAACAGCCAAAGAAGGAAAGTAAATGAATTCACAAGCACTTGCATACCTCCTCAAGGAAATCGACAAGTTACGCGAGGATCAAGCCGTCTTTTTGAACGGCGGTGGCGCTAAGGATTTTGCCGAGTATCGGCATGTTTGCGGAGTTATTCGGGGTCTAACTCATGCAGATCAACTTGTCAGAGACCTTGCGCAAAAACTGGAGTATTCCGATGACTGAATTTGATCTCGCTGCGGTAGATTTGTCCGGCATTCTGAACACGAATGTAGAGGAGAAAGCGAAACAGTTGCCTGATCCGAAGACCTTTTACCTTCTGTGCGTCGTACCAGAAGCGATGGAAGAGTATGCGGATAGTGAAATTGGTATTGTGAAATCAAATCAAGCTATGCACTTTGAAGAAGTACTGACCCCAGTCTTGTTCGTAGTTAAAGTTGGCCCCGATGCTTATAAAGATACAACCCGGTTCCCTAGCGGGCCGAGCTGCAAGGAAGGTGACTTCGTCATCGTCCGACCCAATTCAGGCACCCGTCTGAAGATTCATGGCCGAGAGTTCCGCATCATCAACGATGACAACGTGGAAGCGGTTGTGGAAGATCCGCGCGGAATTACCCGTGCTGCATAAGGAGTAACACATGGCAACAGAATTTGAGTTTCCCGATCCAGACAAAGATGATTTCAAAGCAAGCGCGGAGGACAAGTTTGAAATTGAAATAGAAGACGATACTCCGCCGGAAGATCGTGGGCGCAAGCCTATGAAAGAACCCGTCGAAGATTTATCCGACGAAGAACTATTAAGTTACGACGAGAAAGTTCAAGCGCGGATGAAGAAATTTACCCGTGGCTATCACGATGAGCGACGCGCAAAAGAGTCCGCAGTGCGGGAGCGTGAAGCCGCTGAAACATACGCACGGCAGATTATTGAAGAGAATAAACGGCTCCAACAGCAGCTTTCTAGCGGAAGTAAAGTTCTAATCGAGCAGTCGCAATCCAGTGCGCAGCTTGAGCTTGAATCCGCTAAGAAGAAGTACAAGGAAGCATACGAATTGGCGGATGTTGATGCGCTTGCGGAAGCTCAGGCAGAAATTGCCAAGGCTACCTTGCGTATGGACAAAGCTTCAGGTATGAAGCCAATCGAAGTGGACGAACGAGAGTTCTCCCCCGCGCAACCAGAAAAACCCAACCTCACCCCCCGCACGCAGAAGTGGATAGATACCAACAGTGATTGGTGGGGGAAAGACGACGAAATGACAATGACCGCAATGGGTATTGACAGGAAGTTACAGAAAGAGTATGGTGCGGGCTATGTAGGTACTGAAGAGTACTTCCAAACCATCGACAAAACGATGCGCAAAAGATTTCCTGAACACTTTGAAAGTGAACAGAGCTACGAGGAAGACGATCCGCCTCCTAAGAAAAGAACGTCAGAACCGGTTGATGAGGATGATGAACCCCCACGCCGTGCAACAAGAATTACTTCGCCTGTAGCTCCTGCTACACGAAGTACACCACCTAACCGTATTCGTTTAAAAGCATCAGAAGCCGCCACTGCGCGTCGCCTTGGGGTGCCAATTGAAGAATATGCGAAACAGGTTGCTTTACTTAGAAGAGGTGCTTAATCATGACTGAACAGAAACAAAACCGCGCAAGTCGCGAGGCAGATTCCCGTGCAGAATCTAATCGTACCATTATGTGGCGTCCTCCAGAGACTTTACCGTCCGTAAAGCCCCACGATGGATGGACACCTAGATGGGTAAGGACTATGACGGGTGGTCAGTACGATGGGCAAAATATTTCTTCTAAGATGCGGGAAGGGTATGAACCATGCAAAGCAGTGGATTATCCCGACCTAATGATGCACGAATCCACCGAAGGCCGCTTTAAAGGCGGTATCGAAGTGGGTGGTTTGTTGCTTTGCCGTATCCCTACTGAGATTCTGAAACAACGTGAAGCGTATTACGCTAACCAGAATAGAGCACAGATGGATTCTGTAGACAACAATTTCATGAGAGATAGCGATCCACGGATGTCGAAATTCTCAGAGAAATCGACAAAAGTATCGTTTGGAACAGGTTCTTAAACTTTTCAAGGAGTCATAAATGGCTTATCCCACGGTTTCGGCCCCCTACGGTCTAAAACCGATCAATTTGATCGGAGGTCAGGTCTTTGCTGGTTCTACCCGCAATATTCCTATTCAGTATGGTTACTCAACCAACATCTTCTACGGTGACTTTGTCAACATTACCCGTGGTTTGATTACCCGTTTGGCAGTTACTGATGGTGGCTCTGCTACTACCGGTGCTACTGGCTACGGTCAAGTTGGTATCTTCTTGGGTTGTTCTTATACAAACCCGTTGACCAAACAAAAGACTTTCAGCCAATATTGGCCCGCAAGTACTTTAGCTGGTGACGCAGTTGCTATCGTGACTGATGATCCTGATACCATTTTCAAAGCTGCCGTCGTTACTACTCAAGGTGGTACAACAATCGGTTCTGCTGCCCGCTCTATGGTTGGCTTGAACATGACTGTGTCTAACTTGGCTGGTTCATCCAATACCGGTAACTCATCTAACGGTATTTTGGCAAGCTCCGCTGCCACCACTTCAACTTTGCCCGTGCGTATTATCGATGTCGTTCCTGACACCGCTGTTGCTCTGGGTTCTGCTGTGTGGTCAAGCGGTACAACTACGTTGACTGTTACAAGCTCTAGCTTCTCAGCTTTACCTGTTGGTACAGACGTTGCGATCATCGCAGCCAATGGACAGCAGATTTTGACTGGCAACTGGGTTTCTACAGCAGCCGCTGCTAACGCAACCTCCGTCGTGGTTAATCAGCAATATGCAGTCGCCGCCGCTGGTGGTGCTGCTATGGCCTTGACCGCTATTCCAACAGGCTCAACCTTGGTGTTTACGCAGTTCACAGAAGTTCTTTGCAAGATTAACTTCGGTGTGCATTCGTATTACAACGCCACAGGCGCTCAGTCTTCTGCCTCATAAGGAGTAATTTAAATGGCTATTTCACGCGCACAACTACTTAAAGAACTCCTGCCCGGCCTGAACGCTTTGTTTGGTATGGAATACTCTCGCTACGGTGAGGAACATAAAGAGATTTATGAAACCGAAACCTCAGAGCGTTCTTTTGAAGAAGAAACCAAGCTGTCTGGCTTCTCTGCCGCACCAGTCAAAAACGAGGGTTCTGCCATCGCTTATGACAATGCTCAAGAGGCATGGACAACTCGCTACAACCACGAAACCATTGCCTTGGGTTTCTCAATCACTGAAGAAGCGATTGAAGATAACTTGTACGACAGCCTGTCTGCTCGTTACACCAAGGGTCTGGCTCGTGCTATGGCCTACACCAAGCAGATTAAAGCTGCTGCTACTCTGAACAATGGCTTCTCATCAGCTTACGCTGGTGGTGATGGCGTTGCTTTGTTTAGCACTTCACATCCCTTGGTCAATGGTGGTACCAACGCCAACACTCCATCTACTCAAGCCGACTTGAACGAGACTTCTTTGGAAGCCGCCGTTATCGCAATCGCTGCTTGGACAGATGAGCGTGGCTTGTTGATCGCGGCTAAGCCCAAGAAGCTGATTATTCCTCCTGCATTGCAGTTCGTTGCTACTCGCCTGCTCGAAACCGAGTTGCGCGTTGGTACAAACAACAACGATATCAATGCGATCAAGAATAACGGCGCAATCCCTGATGGCTACACCATCAACCACTATCTGACGGACACCAACGCTTGGTTCCTGACGACAGACGTGCCTAACGGTCTGAAGCATTTCGTTCGTACTCCGCTGCAAAACAGCATGGACGGCGACTTCGATACCGGCAACGTACGTTACAAGGCTCGCGAGCGTTACAGCTTTGGCTGGTCTGATCCATTGGGAATCTACGGTTCCTCTGGTTCATTCTGATGAGAGGGGGCCTTGTGCCCCCTTTTCTTTTGGTGTATATTGCACACATCTGGGTGATCTGCTTTTACCGCCACTGCCCCAGCAGACGATGCAACGATTGGTAAAAGCGCTTTTGCATAAGGATTTTTATCATGGGACGTAGTACATTTGAAGGCCCTATTCTGGCGGGCGACAATCGTTTTGGGCCTCTTCGTAACGTAGGTTACACAGAAGCAGTTCAAACAGCATACCTAGACATTCTCAACACAACCGCTAACACTTCTGGTTATTCTGGTGGTTCTGGTCAGTTTGTTGGCTCTAACGGAATCCCCAACTCTAACGCAACGGTGTATACACCTTCTGCTACCGCATACCCACCTACAGCACAAACAATTCCTGCGGACTCTGCAACCAACATATATCGCGGTGCTGTTATGTATCTGCCTTATGGTTCAAGCATCAAGGATGTTTTCGTTGATTGCGGCAACCCCGTAGCTGTTTCTGGTGGTTCAGCCTCACTTACTTCCGCTACTGTATATGTTTCAAATAACTATACGGCTGCCGCAGGTACAGCAAAATATTTTCAAACTGGTTCTATTACTGCCGCTGGTCGTCAAGCGTTATCAACATTTACTACAGCACAACTTTATAACCAACAACTTGGAACAACTGGAGACATCACCAACCCTCCAGCATCAGGTCAAGGCACAAGTCCATACAGCTCTTTGGTTTCCCAGCTTGTATTTACTGTTGCTATTGTTGGCACTTCTTTAGATACACGCGTTGCTACGGCGACTGTTGCTGGTGCTGTAATTGCAGACACTATTGGTACTTTCACTTGTACTTCTAACGCGTTCTTGGCTGTTGGTCAAACAATAACACTTTCCGGAACATACGGTGGTACAGGCTCAATTAGCGGTTACTCTAACCCAACAAGCTATTTAGTGGCAACCGCTACCGGCGGCGCTGGTACTGTTACTGGATTTAAGATTATTAACTTGGATGGTTCTGCTGTTACAACAACTGCAGGTACACCTACAGGTATTACTTACACAATCAGTTCAGCACTTTCTGGCCGGTTTAACTTCACAGCACGTTATACGCAGCTTGATGGCAACATTGGCAGTACCACTGCTTACCCATACGGTAACTTTGACTAATTGAGTAACGGGGGCTTCGGCCCCCTTCTTTGGATTTAAAGGAGTATCGTATGTCAGGTGGATGGACAGTAGTTGACTCAGCGTCAAACAAATCAATTCCTATTCAAGGATCAAACGTTTCAGGCGCTGCTGCGCCTTTTGTAACACCTGCTCCGGGCACTCAAGACCCAGTAGGAAAATTCCGCGTATCTCAACCTCAAGCGTTGATTGATACTGACTTTGAATACGGTACGCAGCCTACAAAGTGGGAGTCTATTGCTCTGCAAAATAACAGACAGAGCGTATATATTATTCCGCAACAGCCTTTGGTTATTACATCAATCACAGGCACAACAACATTAACAATTAGCGGTACATTTAATGTCCCCGCTAATTCGCCAATCTTTATCCAAAACGCAACTGATTCATATGCAAATGGATGGTGGTGGACAATTGCTGGTGGTACAACTTCAATGACCTGTATCCCTACAACTGCGCCAGCAGCAGGGGAAAAGTTTAGTGCAACAGGCACTTATGTGTATCAAGGTTATTTCTATTCAAATTGCGGCATTGCTTTAGCTTCAACAACAGCGTTTGTAACAGATGGTACATCTACTGTAACTTGTACAACGACTGGCGCTCATGGTATGCAAGCTAACAGCTTGATTTATATCAAGGGTACGACTAGCTCAGGAACAACTATCAATGGCGCTTTTGTTGTTGCGACGGTTCCAACAGCTAACACATTCACTTTTGTAAACACCAATGGTACAGTGGCGGCAGCAGCCATTACCAACGTTGCCAACACTACTACGCTTTATGCTCGTCCATCAGGCTATGTAGAGCCTCGCACTTTTGACGGTGGCGTTGCGTTTACTGCTGGTGGCGGTTCGCCCAACCAACAGTTAATTCGTCAAACTCGCCGTTATTTCCGTTACCAGTCTGGTAAAGGCATTCAGTTTTCTACCGGCTCATCTTTGAAGCCTGCACTGTTTGTTACTTCTATTACGGGTACTGGAACAACTGCAACAGCCACCACTCGTTATGTTCATAACATGACGGTAGGTTCTAGGATACAAGTATCCGGATGTAACCAAGGTGTGTACAACGGAACATTTACGATTGCCACAATAACTTCACCAACTGTATTTACGTACACAACCACAAACAGCATAAGTGTGACCCCAGCAACAGGACTTATTCGTATCAGCCCTTTGAGTTGGTATGGTTCTTCTAATCGTGTTGGAATGTTTGACCAGCAAAACGGATTCTTTTTTGAGTTCGATGGTCAGACTTTGTACGCCGTATTGCGAAACTCCATTAACCAAATCAATGGAACAGTTGCCGTAACCAACGGCTCAAACATTGTTACGGGTACAGGGTCAGCATTCGCCTCTCAATTATTGATTGGCGACTATATTGTTATCCGTGGGCAGTCTTATAAAGTGCTTACGATTACCAGCGATACTGTTATGCAGGTTTCTCCTGAGTATCGTGGTACTACGATTAGCAACGCTTTGGTATCGCGCACAATTGATTTCAGAATACCGCAGTCATCTTGGTACGACAGATGTGATGGCACAGGCCCATCAGGATATAACATTGACCTAACCCGAATGCAGATGTGGTACATCGACTATTCATGGTACGGTGCTGGTGTTGTTCGTTTTGGTTTCCGTGCAACAAATGGGCAGATAACTTACGTTACACAGATTCAAAACAATAACGTACAGTTTGAAGCCTATATGCGTTCTGGCAATATGGCTGCCCATTATGAGTCAAATGGACAGTCTTCAATAACGCA